GGGGGTGGTTGTGGGGCGGCTTGGCCGCCCCTGGGCTAAAATCAAAGGCCGTGCGGCCGGTCTGCTATGCGGCGTTCGATCAGAACAGCTTCAAAGCCGTGCGCCATGTCGCTGGCGTCGCGCTCCGTCAGGAAACCCTGTTCGCCCAACGTGTCGCTGGCGTTCACGAGATAGTTGTCAAGCGCCTCCTCCAGGCTGGAAAACAGGGCGATCTGGTCAAGGGCCTCTTCAGCGCTGGCGCGGCCGATGCGCTCCGGAATCGTGCGGGCCTGTTCGATTTCTTCATTGCGGAGGAGCTTGACCAGCTCCGCTTTCTTCAGCTTGGAAATGCGCTTGTGGCCGCGCTCCTTGGCGATGGCGCGGAGCTTTTTGACCGTCCACTTGTCCTGGATGGGGAAGTCAAGGCGGAGGCCAACCGCCGCGCAATCCCAGCGGGAGACGGGCGCCAGCCAATTGCCGGAGTCGTCGTGCTCGACATAGCACCATGTTCCGGCGTCTTCATTAGCCCAGTAGGAATAGTGCATCCATTCGCCGCTGAATTCGTCCTTCACGGACATGTGCGGATCATCAACGCCAGCCTCAAAAGAGTAGGCTACTTCTTCATCATAATTGGCTTCGCGATAATCCGTCATGCTCGTTCCCTCCGTTGTTGCCTGCCCCTCTCTTATGGGGGTATTTTCGGCCGTTGTAAACAACTATTTTGACTAGAGGGGAAATTATTTCCGTATGCCCAGGGCGTCCGCGTACAGGCGGAGCGCCTTCAGGAAGACTTCGCTGTCGGACTGCTCCGCCGTCAGGCGCTTGACCTGGGCGAGCAGCTTTTCGTCGCGCTCTGGGAGGCGGATATGCGTGTACGCGGAGGGCTTGCCGTTGCTCTGGTTCATTCTTGAAACTCTCCAATCAGCTTGCGCAGCTCTGCGCAGTGTTTCGCCCACATGGCGCGCGTCGTCTCCCCGGCGCTCTTCACGCGCTGCATGGCCTCCCCGTATTCGATTATGAGCATAGCGCAGCGCGTAATAGAAGCTCGGTCAACACATGTAATGGCGTCCTCGTATGCAGAAAAAATATTGGCGTGATCTTTATTCTGCGCGACGCTGCACCAAAATCGGTGTTTTGCTATAATTTCCCGCACGGTAGTGAACAGGCTAGACCCCATAAAGGCGTCACGCCGCGCGTCTTTTTGCAGTTTTGTTAAGCGTGTGGCCATTAGAAAAGCCCTCCGAACCCGTTGTTCCCCGTGATTTCCTCTGACGACATACTGTCGTAAACATCCTCCGCGTCGTCCTCCTGCATAATCCACGCGACGTTGCGTCTGGCGGCCTCCGTCTTGGCCGCATCCTCGCAATGCGTACTGTAGACGAAGCATTTGCGCTCTGTGTTGTAGACGCCCCAGTTGACGGAGCTCGACGGCCGGGCGACATAAACGGCCTGCTCTTCAGCGAAGGCGGCAAAGTCCGCGTTGGCCTTGTCTTCGGCCGCCAGTTCGGCGCGCTTGTCCGCCTCGATGGACGCCGCAAGGCGCGCCTTCTCCTGAATGAGCCCGTCAACCATTCCAAGGATGATCGACGCAGGCACAGAGCCCGTGCTTGTGTAGCCTGCCCCATTGAGCTGACGGCGAAGCCACTCAACCGGCATTTTGGAAAGATCATCCGAACCGTCGGCGCGGAGGAACCCAAGCTGTTTGACCAGCGTCATCAGATCAGCGCGCCTCATGGCGCCAAGCTTCTCCCGAAGCGTCGCCTTCCCGTTGGCGAGCCGATCTTTGACGGCGGCGCGTTCGGCCTTGGCGGCGGAAGTCGCCGCCTTCTGGGCAATGATGCGCTCCGCCTTAAGCGCCCATTCCCCGGCCGCTATGCGGGCCTCATGGGCCGCGCCTTTCTCCCCGGCCGCCGCATAGTCCTTCGCCCTGGCGTACGCCGCCTTTGAGCGCTTCTGGCATTCCTGGGCGTCTTTGGGGACGCGTGGGGCCTTTGGAGCGCTGGCCTTGGCCGCTTTCTCCGCATGCTCGTCTTCAATCGACTTCACGCCTTCGGCCTCCGCAATGATCTGAGCCGCGCGCTGTTCGTGGGCGTTGGCTTCGTTGTTGAAATGCTCGACGCTGCGGTGAATTTCGTGTTCGTTCTTGCTGTACCCGTGGCCGTTCGCCCAGTTGGCCGCCGCCTCTCTGCACTGGCGAGCGAAACGCATTTCTGCTTTGGCGGCGGCCGGGATAATCGGGCCCTTTTCCTTTGGGGCCTTTACAGCGTTCAGGGGCTTCAGCACGCGGCGCTTGCGCGGCCGATCATTGGGGCAGCAATTCGCCTTCTCCCAGCCCTCCGCGATAATCTCCGCGCCCTGCGTCAGGGAGCCGTTCGAAGCCCCTGGGCAACCACAGACGGCGGACGGGCGCTCGCAACCCTCGTGAACGATTCCCCTATGCGCTTTGCCGCCAGCCTTGCGGAACGTGACGCGGCGAAGCCCCGTCAGCTGGGGGTCAGCGTCGCGCGCCATGCTGAGAAATTCGCCCAGGGCGGCGTCAATCTCGTCAAAGCGCGCGTCGTCGACGACGCCAGAGGTTGCGGCGATCTGGCGAGCCCAGGAGGCGCATTGATCGGCGCGATCGATAAGCTGCTCTCCGCCGATGCTGCGGAGGCGGGTTTCAACAAAGAGGATGGAGTCGAGAAACTTTTTCATGTGGCTGTCTCCGTGTCTGGCGTTTGTCTGCGTCTGCAACACCTTTATGGCTGGTTTTTCGGCCGTTGTAAACAACTATTTTCTACTTGTGGTGAATTTTTACGCCGCCAGTATTTTTCATGATTCCTGGCGCGGTGCAGCTCCTCATACGCTGCACGCCGCTCCGGGTCCGCCTTGACTTTGGCGAGCCATCGCGCCGTATGCTCTGCGTTCCTCTGGGCTTCTTTCCGGGCAAGCTCCGGGTCAGCTTTGATCCTCTCACGCCTGCGCTTTTGTGTGGCGCGGTTGTAGGCGCGGCGCTCGTCTGGCGTCATGAGTTTGATGGGCTTTCGTTTCATTTGGGCTCCTTAAGAAAGCGCTTTCCTAATTCAATCCGCGCCTTAGTTGTCTCCGACGCGGCCGCGTCAACGGCGTCTAGGGCCTTCGCGTACGCCTTGCGCGCGGCGTCGCATGCGGCTTGAGCTTCGACGTACGCTTTGAAGGCGGCGGCGCAGAAACTGGCGTGCAGGTTCATGGTTCCGCCCGTCTCGCGGTGGATCAGCTGCAGCGTCTTGATAAGGCGCTCGCGGGCCTCCCCCTGGGCGATGGGAACGGAGAGGATGCGAGAGGAGAGGTTTGATTTTGTCATGACCCAATCCGATATTCTGGGGATACCCATCGAGAATCCCAGTTTAGAGGCTCCGACATGGCCAATATATGTTCGTACTCTGCTCTATACACACCAGCTATTTCCGTGTCCCTAATATACACGGAGTTCTCTATGGACATTGTTGCATTGTGCGTTATGTTAAATGACCCTGTCCACACAGCGTACTCGGAAATACAGGTATTTGCGCAGCGCGCTGTATCGTCATACTTGCAAAAGACAAGAAATTTATGATGCATTCTTGGGACAGCAGGGGCGTGCCCATCTGGGCAAACCCCTACACACCTAATAGCATCAATCGTTGGGTCACAGCATATGGATAGAGGAATACGGCTTATGTAATAACGATCTGTGGTTTTTAGTCTTGCATATAACTTGCGCAGGTCATCTCTGAACCATTTTCCACTATCCGGCCTAAGAAAATCTTCTTTTTGTACAACTATCGACACGACTTCCTTTTTGGACAATGCCATAAGTACAGGCTTATTTGTTAGCCATGCAACACAACCAATAATACAATCTGCCTCGTCGATATATTTTAAAAGCGGTGTTTCTAGGTCCCCAAAATGAATGCTGATATCAGCATTTTTACATAACGCTGTCTTTCGCCTTTCTGGAAAATACAAGCGGTTATCGCCTGTGATATTCCCGTCAAAATCAAGAAGACTCCCTTTTTTAGACATGTACTCCTCAGTGTACCCGACAATTCTATTAAACCTAGATTTTTTCATTTGAAAAGCTCCTCCAAAAGTTCGTCATCGCTCATTTCCGGCAAGTCGTCCAAAGGCACGCCCAGGCGCGCCAGCTCCGCAGCAAGTTCGTTTTCGTTCTGCCTCACCCACTCGGAGCGAAGCGCGCGCTCCTCTGGCTGCTTCGATTCCGCCAGTCGGCGGCGCTCCCGGCAAAGGCGCTCGTGGATCGCAACAAGGTGGGTTGTGTCTTGGGGTTCGGGCATGCCGTGCGGGCCTCGTTTGTGTGAGTTGTGGGAGAGGCCCTCGCCCCTCCCTGTTGTCGACTTAGTGGGCGAACATATCCTCACGCGGGATGATATCGGTGATGCGCGCCGTGTATGGATCGAAGCTGACATTTTCGAAGGCTGTCGGATCGATCACGCTCCCGTCGACGGACGGGGCCCAACACCAGCTCTTAACCGCCATCCACACATTCAGGTCAGGGTTTGCGCGGCACAGCTCCAGCCAGACGCCATGACAGGCTTCAGCGTAGTCATGCGCCAGGACGCTGTGCGTGACTGGGAGGGCGTTGGCGGCGCTGGTGACGGTGAGGAGGAAATTCTTCATTTCGTTGGGCTCCGTGTCTGGCGTTGTTGTCTGCTGTGTCTCCTTTGTAGCGGACGCTTCGGCCATTGTAAAGCGATTTTTTGACTAATGGTTAGAATTTTTGCATGACGTCGACAACGGAGTCGGCGAAGCGCACGGCCGCCCTCTGGGCGAACGAAAACGCCTCCTGCAGGATCTTGCCCAGGGCGAGCATGCAGACGACGATGGCGAACACATAGACCACCCAGAGGAAGAACAGCCCCAGGCGAAGCGCCAGCCAGGACAGGGCCGCGCTCTGGGCAAACTCGCTGGCGACGCCAACCGCCAGCATCAGACCCATGTAGGAAAAGACGACGAGCGCGCAACGGCGCTCGTTTATTTCTGGTAACTGCATAGTTTAGCTCCACATTGCGTTAACGGCTTCCACGCCCAACTGGCGCTTGTACTTGCCCAGCATCGCCCGCGCATAGGCGGCCTGAATGGGCTCAAGTTCGGCAAGCCGCGCCAGGGCGTGACCAACCTTTGCGTCGACGCCGGAAAATCCCATGGCGTCGTTTTCAACCGCGCCGTCGCAGACAGCCACGAGCGCGCCCAGGTTGATGCGCACGGCGGCGATCTGCTCCGGCGTCATCTCTGCGGCTTCGCGGCCAAAACCCCTGTCTGCGGCGCGCTGCGTGGCGCGGGCAACCGTCGCGTCGACGCGTTCGGCGCTCCCCTGGGCGAGCCACGCGTTAACTTCGGCGCTCGACACAGTGACGAACTCGGGGATCACGTTGGCCACAGGCGACAGTTCCTCCGTGTCGACAGCGCCGGGGAGGTCGACGCGCCGCGCTTCGACCTCCCCGGCGTCCAGAGCAGCGTCTATCGTCCTTTGCTTGCGGACGATCATCTTCGCCATGTGGGCGTCAATGCTGCCGTCGGCGACGACATGCCAGACCAGAACGTTTTCGCGCTGGCCAATCCGATGGGCGCGGTCTTCGGCCTGCGTCATGTTGCCAGGAACCCAATCGAGTTCCGCGAAAATGACATGGCTCGACGCGGTAAGCGTGAGCCCGACGCCAGCGGCCTGGATAGAGGCGATGCAGACCACGCAAGAGTCGTCAGTCTGGAAGCGGTCAACGGCGGCCTGACGGCGATCGAGAGGCGTACGGCCATCAATAACGACGGCGGAGTCCCCGAATTCGGCCGCAAGGGCGTCAATGACGTCGGCATGGTGCGCGAACAGAATCACCTTGCCCTGCTCCAAGGACTCGCGCACAAGGGCGATAACCTCCGGCAATTTGGCGAGCGCCGTAGCGTGGCGAAGCTTCGACATTTCCGCGAACGCCGTCGCCTGGGCTGATTTCAGGTCCTCAACCGCGTATGTGTAGGCGTCGCGGTCATCGCCCAGGAAGGCGAGCAGCTTGGCGGCTTCAAGCTCGATCAGACGGCGCGTCAGCCTGTCGCGCGTCTTGGTCTCTTTCTTCACGGCCGCCGTGCACTCGACACGGACGATCTGGCGCGTCTTAGCTGGGAGCTCCGTCAGCACATCGGCTTTCTTGCGCCGCACCATGCAGTTGGCGCGCAGCTCCGCGTGCAGCTCGCCTAAGTTGCTGGCCCCACTGAAATTCCAGCCATATCCGTCCTGCTTCGCATCGCAATAGCGTTTCGCAAATGCGAAAAAGTTGTTGAAGCGCGAAGGGTTGACGGCCGACACGAGAGTCCATAGCTCGATAGGGCGGTTAACGATAGCCGTGCCAGTCAGGAGGAGAATTCGCTTGGCCGGGATAGGGGTTTCCTCCCATCCGCCGTCACGAGCGCGCAGCCCCAGGATATTCTTCGTGCGCTTCGTCTTCGGGTTCTTCAGGTTGTGGGCTTCGTCGACGATCAGCATGTCCCAGCTCTGGGCGAAAATGGCGTCGCCGTGCTTGCCAACGAGGTCATAATTGATGATCACGACGTCAGCGCGGGCGGGCCAGCTTTCAGGCTTGCCGTTCTTCACGATCTCGACGCGGAGGCCCTTTACACACCACTTATCCCACTCCCGCGCCCAGTTGATCTTAAGCGAGGCGGGGCAGATCACGAGAATGCGGCGGGCGGCGGGGTCCAGATTGCTGGCGCCGATGGCTTGGATCGTTTTGCCCAGGCCGGGTTCATCCCCGATTATGCAGCTCTTTTTCTGGGCGGCGTAGGCAATGCCCGCCTTTTGATAGCCCAGGTAGGCGAGGCCGTCCGGCGCCGGGATTTGGATATCGGCGTCGTGAGCGGCGGACAGGCCAATGACGCTATCTTGAGCCGCCAGCGCGGCGTTTACGGCCTGGGCGAGGTCAGGGGCGATCGTCAGGCCAAAGCCGTGGGCGAGGGCCTCAACGGCGGTTATGGCGGCGCGGGAAAAAGGAACGTCCCAATATTTGCCGTCCCCATTCCACTTGGCCCCGCCAGCGGACTTAATGACGGCGTTCTGCTCTGCGTCAAACCCTGGCGTGCGGATATGAAAGGCGACGATTTCGCCCTGGAGCGTGCGGGCGGTTATGTGGGGGAGGGCGATGGCGGGAACGGCAGGGGCGGAGAGGAGCGCCTTGATTTTGTCGGCGGCCGTTTCCTCGACGCTAAAGGCGTGATCCACGGCGAACTTGGCCAGGATGGCGGCGGCAGACGTGTTCACAACCCAATGGCCGCCACGGTTCTCTTTCACAAAGCTGCGCGCCTTGTAGTCGATCGCCGATTTGATGGCGGCGACAAGCGCAGCGTCATAGTCGAAGGATACGCGGAAGGCGGCGGCGTCAGTGGTTAAAGTGATGTATCGGCTCATGTTGTGGGCTCCCTGCTGGCGTTGGCTGCAACACCTTTTTAGCGGGAGCTTCGGCCATTGTAAAGTGGTTTTTTGACTAATGGTGAATTTATTTAAGGCTTATTTGACTGGCGACCGTCGGCAAGGGTGTTTCAAGAGACAATCTGTTGATTTCAATGAGATTCTTTTCTTGACTGAGGCCGGTTTTGGCCAGATTGAGGCCGGTTTTGGCCAGGGCGTCGGGCGTGATTATCAAACAGTCAGCCTGACGCCACAACCAGCGCCCCTTTTACGGGGCGCTTTTTGGTTTGGTTTGGTTTGGTTTGGTTTGGTTTGGCGCTCCAAAATCGGGGATTTGATCCAAACGATCCAAAATATCAGCACAAACGAATATTCTTCGGCGCGCCGCATTGCTGCATACGGCCCCGCCCTGTTTGCCCAGGGGGAGCGCCTCCGGACGCCAAAAACCCCTCTGCCTTTGGTTTGGTTTGGTTTGATCCACGGTTTTTTGAGGATCGTTTGGAGCAAATCCACGATTCAGGGTCATTTTGGGGCCTTTTTTGGTTTGAAATCCAAGCTAACCTATTGATATGTATATGTATGAGTAACTAATCCACACATATATATGTAAATCGATCCACATATGAGGGGAGCATATAGACTAACGTATATAGTGGTATATATATCATATATACGTTAGTCTATACGTGCAGCATATAGGGGAATCAATTCGCGAACCGGGGTTTTGTGGATTGCCCCAGGGGCGGCCCTCCCCTGGGCGAACGCCTTGCCCCCCGCCGCGCCGACGCCTAACATCGCGATCCACGCGCCGCGATCCACGCCGCGCACAGCCGATGGAGCCCCACGCATGGCGATCAATCCCGAACTCACGGAGGAGCAGATAGACGCTTGGCAGGAGCCCCAGACATCCCCCCTGGGCGAGGCGGAGCGCCTCATAACGGAGTGGGCGGCGGAGAACCGCTACTACTTTGACACGCCGCTGCACCCAAATGCGCGCGCGGATTTAGCCTCACGCATTGCTAAGCTCATTGTCATTGCTGTAAAACAACAGGCGACGCCTCCGGAAAAACCCGCCAGGAAGGCCAAGGAAAAGGTTTAGCCTCATGGATTCCTCCGCGCTTAAGTCTTCATTTCCCGCGTTTGACGCGACGATAGACCCGGCGACGGAGCTTGACCCGGACACTGAGCACGATACGCGTAAGGAGCCCAGCGGGCTCGATGAAGAGACGCTGTATGTGGTGCTTCGGCATTGGTTCGAAGACGACGCCACGCACAGCGCGGAGTGGCGCAAGCGCGCTCATGAAGAATATGATTTTGTCGCCGGAGAGCAGTGGAGCCCTGAAGACAAACGCGTCTTGGAGGAGCAGCGGCGCCCGGCGATTGTGTTTAACCGGGCGATTGCGATCATCAAAAGCGTGGCTGGGATCGAGATTAACGGCCGCCACGAGACTACCTATCTCCCCAGGGGCAACGACGTGGGCGCGGTGAAAGCCAACGAACTCCTGAACCAAGCCTCCCAGTGGATGAGCGACGGCTGCGACGCTGAGGACGAACAGTCCGAGGCGTTTCAGGATGCGGTTATCTGCGGCATGGGGTTCACCGAGGCGCGGCTGGACTTCGAGCAGGACCCAGAGGGAATCTACATCGAAGAGAAAATTGACCCTCTCGAAATGTATTGGGACAAGAACGCGCGGGCTAAGAATTTGGCCGACGCCAAGCGCCTCTGGCGCGTTCGAAAATTCGCCTTAGATGAGGCGATGGCGCGCTTTCCGGACTATCCCCCGGAGGAGCTAGATTGCACCTGGGCGAGATACGCCGGTCAGACAGAGCCGACAAAGTCGTACGAGGAAAAGAAATTTCGCAATACAGAACCAAAAGCGGGCGACTTCGACCGCCGCACAGAGGTTCACATTGTGCAAGTCCAGTGGTGGGAGCGTGAGAAATACTGGCGCGTCGCTGATCCGCGCGCGGCTCGCCCTGTGGATTTGGATGAAAAGCAGTATCAACAGCTTTCAAGGCGCGCGGCGCTCCTGGGCATGCCCATCAAGGCGATTCAAATGACGCGCCGCGTCTATAAGCAGGCGTTCCTGGGCGCTCAAATCCTTGACGGCGTGCGCGTTGGGCCGTGTGAGGACCGCTTTACTTTCAATTGTATAACCGGGGAAAAAGACAGAAACCGGGGCGTGTGGTTTGGCCTCGTTCGGCTTATGCGCGATCCGCAAATGTGGGCAAATAAGTGGCTGTCACAGACCCTGCACATCCTCAACACGACGGCCAAGGGCGGCGTGCTGGCGGAAGAAGACGCCTTTCCAGATCAGCGTGAGGCGGAGGAGACATACGCCCAGCCTGACAGCATCACGTGGGTTGCGAATGGCGCGATCAGCAAGGGCAAGATAACGGCCAAGCCTGGGCAGGGGATACCCCAGGCGTATCAACAGCTGTTGGAGTTCGCCGTCAACAGCATCCCGGCCGTGACAGGGCTCAACCCAGAGCTGTTGGGGCAACGCGACATAAATCAGCCCGGAGTGTTGGAGCAAAAGCGGAAAGAGGCGGCCATGACGATCCTGGCGGGCCTGTTCGACGCCTTGCGCCGGTTCCGCAAGCAGGTCGGCCGCGTCCGCCTGTTTTTCATTCAGGAATATCTGAGCGACGGCCGGATCATCCGCATCGCTGGGCAAGAGGGCTTCGAACTCGTTCCGCTTATCCGTGAAAAAACCCTGGGCAAATATGACGTTATTATTGACGACGCGCCGACGTCGCCGAATCAAAAACAAGAGACCTGGGCGTTGCTGGTGACGATCCTCCCCATGTTCGCGCAGATGCTGACGCCTGAAGTCGTTGTAATGATTCTCGAATATAGCCCCTTGCCATCGCGGCTTATCGAATCGCTCAAGGGCTTGCTGCAGAAAGCGCCTGACCCCGTCGCCCAGCAGACGGCGCAGGCGCAGCTGGCGGCCATACAGGCGGCCGTCGCCCAACAGCAGGCGCAGGCGGCGAAGGATCAGGCCACGGCGCAGCGGACGATTGCGGGCATTGGGTTGGATCAGGCCAAGGCTCACGAGCTCATGGCCAAGGCTGCGACGGCGGGACAAGGCAAGGGGCCAACGCCTCCCCCGGCCCCAACGGAAAAGGACGCGGCGGAGACAGACCGCATCCGGGCGCTTACGGTTTTGGCGCTCGCCCAGGCGGCTGGCGTCGCAGGAGACACGGCCGTATCCCACGCCAAGCGCGATTTGCTGGCGTCCGAAATAGACGCGCACATGAATACCCCTCTCGGGGGCGGAATGCCTCATCAGGCGCCAATGGGGGGCCATATGGGCCAGGAGCCTGTTGGGCCGCTGGCGTTGACTGTTCTTGGGCAACCCCATCCAGGGGCCCCCGCTGTGGCTCCTGCGATGGACGGCCACATGCCGCCCGTCAGTCCCCTTCGGGGTCCGCAGCCCCTGGGCGGCCCGCTTTCTGGCCTGAGCCACCTGCCCCCCGAATTGCTGGCGCATCTCGCCCAGCTCACAGGCGCGGGAGCCCCTCCGCCTGCATAACCACGCGCATAATTTGGAGCCCAAAACATGACAGACGCCCCCCATACAGAGCCCGAACAGGAGATTGCTTGTCTTCGCGCGCGGGTTGAATTGCTGGAAACAACCGAGTCCGCCCAGCTCGCAGACCGGACGGAGCGCGCCAACATCGCCATCAATCACCAGATGGAAATTATCCGCTCCCTACAGGCGGAAAACGCGCGCCTTGAGGCTGAAGTCACCAATCTGCGCCTGCAGATTGAGCGGATGACGGCTTCCGAGGTCGCCCCATGAGCTTCACAAAACTTGTCCCTCGCTTTATACGTCGCCGCGTGTTCGTGGAGCGCCGTTCGCTCCGCGCCCCTGGCGTTGTGGAGATCTTCCTTGGGCGAATGGGCCTTGGCGTTACGCTCGTCAATGAGGGCGAGGATTCAGACTATCGGCGACCGTGGTTTCTGAATATTCAGGTCTTCCCCCTTGATGTGTTTATCTATCTTCCGTTGCCCAGGCGCGCCATTCGCGACACGCGCAATCAACCGGCGTATGGAGAGCGCGAGCGCTGGGGCGTGATGGCGCATTTTGAGCGCGACATGCCGAACGTGTTTTTCCATTGGGGGCTGCGTTGTAAAATATGGGACTTTCCGTTTTTTAACCACATCCACCAACGCCACGAGGTTCAACGACCTGATGGCTCATGGACGCCGTTCGTCGGATCGTGGGAGGAAAAACAGCCCCATAACGGGGCCATGGCGGCATGGAACGGAAAACCCCTGAAAGACCCGGACGGCCGCCACGTTGAAGAGCTCCCGTACCGCTACGAGCTGCGCGGCGGCGGCGCCCAAACCGTAACCGCGACGTGCTATGCCGAACGCATGGCGTGGCGTCCTAAGTGGTTGACGTGGACGCGCCTATTCGAGTGGGAGCGGCGCTCCCTGGGCATAACCTTTTCTGACGAAGTCGGCGAACGCGCGGGCTCGTGGAAGGGTGGCTGTACAGGCTGCGGTTGGGAAATGCTCCCCGATGAAACGATTGAACAAGCCCTAAGGCGTATGGAAGCCGAAAGAAAATTCACATGAGCGAGAACACATCATCCGCCCCCGCAGAATCGACAACGCCAGCCCAGGCGGAAGCCCCCGCGCCGTCGTCCGCGTTCGAAGTCCTGACGCCGGAGGAGCGCGAATATTTCGAGTCTGGCGGCGAAAAAACGGAGGGCCTGTTCAAGGGCCTGTCTGAATCAGAAGCCGTCGGCGACAAGACGGAGGCCAAGGCCCCTCTGACGCCGGACGGCGGCGCGCCAGCTCCAGACCAGACGACGCGGCCGGACCAGACCGCCGCCCCTGCGCCGGACGGTGACGCGGAGCCCGGAGAGATTACCCTGGACGAGGATGGCAAGGCCCGCGACGTCAAAGGCCGCTTTGTCCCCCATGCCGCGTTGCATCAGGAGCGCATGGCGCGCAAGGAGCTAGCGGCGCAGGTGGAGACGCTCCGCCAGGATCGCGCCAGGGAGTCAATCGAGCTCGCCCAGCTTAAGGAACGCCTTGCGATCATGAATGAAGCGCTTGCCCAGGGGACTACCCCGCCGCCTGGGCAAGCTGAAGACGCGGACCCCACGGACTCAGATGAGCCTATCGACCCCGAAGTTGACATTTTCGGCGCGTTCAAGCAGATGCAAAAGCAGCTGGTCAAGGAGCGTGCGGAACGCGATCAGGGCGTTAAGAGAGCCACAGAAACCGCGCAGCTGTCTCAAACGCAGCTGGCGGAGCAGCAGCTGCAGCGCGCGTATCAGGACGACGCATTGCATTATGCCCAGTCCGTTCCTGACTTCGGACCCGCCTATCAGCATCTTTCGCAGGCGCGCCGCACGGAGCTGGAAATCATGGGGATGATGGACAAGGCGGCCATTCAAAAGCAGCTCATTGAAGAGGAGCGCGCCATTGTGATTCACGCCGTGAGGACGGGGCGCCGCCCAGCGGACATGATTTACAATCTGGCCAAAGCAAAGGGATTTCGCGGCGTGGAAGCGCCGCCTGTCGCAGACCCGGAGCCAGCGGCCAAACCAGCCCCAGCGGCGGCTAAGAACGGCGCGGCCATGAGCGCGGTTACGGCGGCGGAGAAGGCGCAACGCGCGGCGGCGACGCTGTCGGGCGGCGGAGGCGGATCGTCAGAGGCCGTCATTACGGCGGAGACCCTGGCGAACATGGGCGAGCGCGAGTTCGAGTCGTTTCTCGACAAGCACGGTGTTGACAAGGTCAACAAGATTTTGGGGAGGTGACCATGGGTTTTGTTAACGCCATTATCCAGGACGGCCCCAACAAAGGCCGGACCATTGGCGAGTGCATAGCATTCGGAGCGCCGCGCGTGACGCCGGACATGTTTTGCGCACCGTCGACGAAGGTTGCGCGCGGTCTTTCCCCTGGCGCCAGGGTGGCGGCGGGGGCGGAGGGCGTTTTGCCCAAGGGGGACGCCGCGCGCATCTTCCTGGGCGAAACAGACGAGGGCGTGTGGATCACGCCGATAACAAGGAGACAACAGCATGATTAGGAATACCATTATTGCGATCACTCTTTTCGCAGCGTTCGCGTCTGCGGCGGCCTCTGCCTGCCCTCTCGGCTCGCACCCCGTATGTGAATATGTGGGAGGCCGCAGCGTCTGCCATTGTGTTCGTTAAGTTAAGCGCCGGGGGTACAGCCACACCATGAGGATGCTTCGCCGCGCGCTCTTCGCCGCGCACGTTTTGATTTTCGGCGCGGTCAACTGGCGCGACCACTTCTTAAACCGTTGGCGTTTACGGGAAGAGCGCCTTTACCTTGAGCGGAAACAAGCGAGCGCCGCTTATGGTGACCAACTTAAGCGCCAGAGGGAATAAATCCTTCTGGCGCCGTTCATAGTCCCCCGGTAAAGTGCATACATCTTCGGGCGGGGGCCCGGAGCTCACACACAAGGGGCCTATCATGTTTCCAAACATCGCAATTTCTCTGCTTGGGAGTCTTCTCCCGGCAATCATCAACAGCGCGGGGCTTGGCGGCGTCGCTCCCGCCCATGCAGACAACGCCGTAAAGCGCGCTTCCGGCGCCGGGGTCACCGTCCCTAACGTCAACATGTCCCTTATCGGCATGCTGGCGTCTACCGCGATCGCCACTCTGGGCGCGGCCGGGTTCGGCGACATCACACATACGGCCATGCTCGTGTTGGGCGGCGTGGGGGCAATCGCTACGGCGCTTGGCCACTCCAACGCCATCAGCGCCAGCGACAACAACACGCTGTCGACGATTGGAACGCTCCTGACGCAGATTAGCCAGCTACAGGCGGATAACGTCTCCCTGGGCGGTTCTGGCGCCCCGCTGGCGGCCGGAACCGCTCCGGACGTCGTGTTGACCGCAGAGCCCGCCCGCATGGCTCCCGCGCCGTCGGACGCTTCTCCGATTGGCTCCATTTCTTAAGGCTGCGACGCACGGAAAAGGCCGCCAAGGTTTCCCCTGGCGGCCTTTGTTTACCTCGCACGCCTGTCAGTCTTCTATGGACTGGACCCCCGCCAATAGTTCCCGAACAAACACCTGAGACAGCGCTGCTGTTATCTCGCGGGCCTCTTTTGCCGCGCCAGCTTCTATCTGCACGCCGCCGCCATACTCATCAAACGGGTTCCTCACCCACCACACGCCGTTTCCCAAGCTTTCAACAAATACAGCGCGCCCAAAGGAGTCCATGTTGGCCCTAAAATTATCGTCGCTAATGCCCATCCATTCGGCGGCGGCGTATCTACTAGACTTGGGGATTTCCCCCTCTGTCTGAACAAGTTCGTCTAGTTCCGCCATGAGCGCCTGTACGGCCTCCGTCGCTAGAATCTTGGCGGCTGTCTTGGCGTCTCCCCCTGTCATCTCTCCAAGGTCATGCGGAAACTCTACTTCAAAAAATGGGTCAAACGTTAATGACCACCGCGCCTCATTCCTCTGCACTATGATATCAAACACATACACACAGTTTCCCCTGCGTATCTCTATTAGAGATGTATAGTGTTTTGGGTTCTTATCGAACCGAGAAGAGTGCTGTTTCCATCTTGGCATTGTGACTGTCCATATTGGCGTGGTTAGTCCGTGAGCTTCATTTCCTGCGACGGGATATCGTATTCCATTTCCCCGCCGTACTTTCGGAGCGCCAGACGGGCGGCGATAACCCATCCGAGTCGATCCATGCCGTCGACTTCCGCCCAGGGTTTGAGCGCCGCGCCAAAGCGCCTCTGGGCAAATTCACGATAGCCCTCGTATGCGCTCTCCGCCGCGTTGCGCAGATCGTACTCTGTGAAGACGACGGCGGCGCTGAAACGGTTGTTTGTGCTGAGTTCACTCATGGCGGCGTCCCCAGCTCCCATTCGTATTCACCTTCCGCGCCCTCGTATTCTTCAATGAACGCCCTGTACTGGTCATTATCGCCCAGGGCCTCCAGCTCGTATTCCTCTCCGTCCGCGCCAAGCATGGACGTCTTGACGGACGGGCAACCACAGAGCGCCCGCACCATTTGATCAATGATCCATTTGCTATGCTCAAACCTGTCAATGCTGCTGCACAGGCTCGCCAGCTCAAGGGCGCGGGCGACGCGCATCCGGAGCTCCCTGCAGGGGCTGTCTGGGGTTTCCGTCATAGGCCCGCCCCTATGGCGCGGAGGCGGCGGCCAAGTTCTTCTATGACCTGTTCGTCGTGCTCCTTGGCGGCGGTGGCCTTTCGCCGCTCCTGCTCCCTGGGCGTCATAGCTCCGTCCGGTGACATTTCATAATCATACGTACGCGGATCATGAATTCGCGGAATTACGAATTGGCGCTTTCGCGGCGCCTGGTTTCTTTCCATTTGGCCTTCTCCTGTGTTGTTTCACACCTTCGCGGGGCTCCTCCGCGTCTTCCTGAACCAGCATTCTCCGCAGCCTCATAAGCCCTAGCACTGGGGAGGAGACCACCATAAACGCGAGCACTACGGCGCCGGAAATGAGGAACCCCCCGAGAGGCAGAACCAGCAATACAAAAGCGGCGTCTCTCACTGCGTCCATGTCTGTGCGCCCAGCTGTCCAAAAATGAAACCCCAGCGTGCCGGAGCGCGCTGGGGTTGATAAGGGAAAATAGCGGTGCGCTGGTTTATGGTTTTGGGCCCCATCCCTCGCATACGCCATAGAAAGAGCAATTATCCTCTCTTGTGGAATATGGGTTCATGGGGTGCGTCCACAGGAGCACGGCGGCGACAACCGCGACGGTGGCGTAAGCGGGGATGAAGGCGACATGACGAATCCTCACGAATACAACCGTTGATGTAGCGAACGCCGCCACAGCGGGGATGATCAAATCCAGCTCCTCCAGATATCCGTTTTTCCCATAGGCCAGATCATAGGCCATCAGAAAAAGGCTGAAGACGAGCAGCGTCACGAACGCCGTTAGCGTTGGGGTAAGGATTGACATTGCGAAAGCGTCGGCGGCCGGAGAAGTCTCCCCAAATATGGGGTGCTCTCCGCACCTGTCATTTTCAGGCGTCAGCGATTTACGGCTCATTTTTTAGGTTCCCTCTTTGCTACTTTTAGTTGCATGCGCTGCGATGGCGGCCTTAGCCGACCTAACCTCGTGGCGCTTCCGGCCTGTCGCTGTGGCTATCGGCCGCTCTGTCATCCCGGCGTCTAGCATGTCCCGAACAGTGATCTGAAACGCCGTTAGAGCTGGGCGGGTTTCAACCAATCTTAGAGCCGTTCCATGTTTGGGCGGAACTGGTTGGGCGGCTGGTTGGGGCTGGGCGCCCACTGGGCGGATTTGGGCGCCCAAACTTCCGCCCACTTCGCCCAAACTGGTTGGCTGGGCGTCTGGTTGCGCGCCCAAACTGGTTGGGCCAACCACATAACCAGCTGGTTGGGCGTCTGGGCGCCCAAGTGGTTTTTCTTCATAACCAAGGGCTTGCGCGTCAACCAGCTGGTTATGTGGTTGGGCGTGGGCGCCGCTGGTTATGGCTGGTTGGGCGTGGTTGGGCGTGGTTGGGCGCCCACTGGTTGCGTGGTTATAACCAGTTCGCCCAGGCGCAACCAGCTGGGCGGGTTTGGGCGGAGTGGGCGAAATGGTCAGCGTGGTTTCGCCCAGCTCCAGCAACCTGCGAACAGCCTCCAGCTCCTCTGGGCGGAGGGCGCGCGGGTCGAACTGAACAGGGGCTCCACGATGGGAATCCCGGCAGAAAAGGGCGATCGCAAAGAACCCGTGACCTACAACCATTAGGAGTGCCGCAGCATACGCCCCATTGCCGGAGAACCAGTTCTCCACGTGCCCAGCGACAGGCTCAACGGACCTTGTGGACAGCTCGAAGACGCGCTTTTCCGCCGTCGCTTTGTCCTTTCGGAGCTCGTCTATTTTGGCCTCCCTGCGTTCGTCCAGAAGTTTTTTTCGGATGGAATCAAGCGCCGCGCGCTCCGTCGCGAGGTCCTTTTGGGCCTCCTGCGCGGCGTGTTTTGCCTGTTCGAAAGGAGCTGAAGAGCCACGCGCGCGGGCCTCCAGCCACTTCCCAGCGGTGTTTATTTCGCCCGCGCTAAGGGCGATCCAGAACGCCGCAGAGAGGGCTGTGACGCCCATCCCGCCCTGTCTATGGGCCCATACTGCGGCCGTGAAACACATCAAAGACCCTGGGCCTGTGATAGCGACAACGGCGTATGCGGCGTAACGCTCCATCCCGTCTGGCGAGCTTTTCGCCCATGCCAACGACATAAACATTGTGAGCCCAAGCGCGACAAAGGCGACGGCGAAAAGGCCATATATGAACAAGGGCGGCGTCCCGCTATGGCGGTTTGCAGACGGCATTTTCGGCTCCTTCATGTCGTGTTTAAGGGCTCCAGACGCATGGCGCCGGAGTTTAAACAGTCCATGTTTTCGGCCGTTTTGTCCCCCCTAAACATCGGTGCGGGATTTTGCTATGCCATTGATTTTATTTGGATGGCTCAAAAAATGTCTCACGGGCCAGCGCCTTTTTCGGCAAAATCTGCGCTTAGTTTGGCGCTGGCCCGTGGGACGTGGGACGTTATGGGCGCGTCCACAGTTGGTCATTTCCCTTGCCGTCGACCTTGTCGATTCCCATGTCATCGGACGCCCTGTCCATGGTTCCTTTTGAGTGGCCGCACGCCTTCATTTCGCGCCAGACATCGGCCCTTCGCATCTGCTGCCCCCTGGGCATGATCTTACAAAGTTCTGACATTGCCGCCCCTCTTGGGCTTTCTTTCACCCCGTGTTCGTTCTCCTCTTCCGGCGTGAAATCCCCGCTCCCGGCGTCGAAAACAGGCCCTGAATCGTCGTATCCAGACCCGGCGTCAGACGGCCTCACTGGACGAGCGCCCGTGTAGTCGAAGGCGAAAACAGGCTCGCCCAGGGCGCGGACGGGCGCGAGGCGCTCCCTTATTTCGGCCTTCGAAATATAGGGCGCGTGGATGCGCTCGAAGCCGTCGCCACGGTCAAGGAGCCCATCTCCATCGCCCAGAAGACGACGGGCGATCGTCGACCCCGTGGCCACGATAGAGCCTTCGTTTTTGGCCATGCGGTAGGTTACGGCCACAGGAAAATTAGTCCGCAGATCGCCGGACATCATTTTTGCGCTCGGGTGCTGCGTCGCCAGCAGGATGTGTATTCCCGCCGCGCGCGCTTCAGCCGACAGGCGGCGAACAACGTCCTTTACGCGGCGCTCCGCCTGCTGGAGGAGCATCGCATATTCGTCGATCACGATCAGGATGCGGGGCATATCGTCAGGGACGCCGGAATCCCCGGCCGCGCGGAACTCCGCCAACTGTTCGTTATATTCTGCGACGTTGGAGACGCCCTCCTCTTCTAATAGCTCATAGCGCCGGAGCATCTCTCCCAGGGCCCATTCAAGCGCCGCCGCCGCCTTGGTCGCGTCGTTGGCGATAGGGGCGAGCAGGTGGGGGATATCTGAGGGCGCCTGTTTGTGGCGGCCGTAAATCGATAGCTCGACGCGTTTTGGATCAATAAGGATCACGCGCAGCTTATCGGGTCCGCGCGCCTCCAGAAGCGACACGATTCCGGAGTTCATGCCCGTTGACTTCCCGCTCCCTGTCGACCCCGCCTTGAGCACATGGGGCGCCTTGGCGAAGTCTATGATAAGCGGCTCTCCCGCGCTCGTTACGCCCAGGATATATGGGAGCGCCATAGAGCGCTTGGCGCTCCCCCATTCGGCCGACGCCTGGACGCCGCGCAGATGGACGATGTCTCTCCGTTCATTGGATACGTCAAAACAGACGACGCCCCGCGCCGTGTCTTCGCGGGCGATGACGGAGGCGGCCTTGATGAGCCGCGCGACATCGTTTGATGACTTGACGACGCGGGCGCTCTTCTCTGAACGCGCGGGCTCATAGTCGCACACGGTGACGAGCGGGCCGCGCGTCATTCCAACGATGCGGCCGCCTGTGATCTTTTGCGACTCCAGGGCCTCGCTTATCGAGTGCGCCAACCAGCGGTCCTGATCCTCAATCACAGTTCGCTCTGCGGATGGCAACGCAAGAGCGGTCGCTGCATAGCCTTCCTGGGCGAGAACCGGCAGCGCAGGAACAAGCGGAGTCGCCGTCCGGCCATGAAGCGGCATGCGAACGATAGACCCCCGGCCGCCGCCCGCCGCGCGGAAATCGCCGGGGAGGGGGGCTACGCGGAGAAGCGGGGACGCGGACAATCTCCCGACACAGCAACGGGCGGCGGCTTTGCCGCACTCTTCGGCCTCGTCTTCCTGGGCGATGGCGCGGGGGAGCTTCCAAATTCCAACGAACTGCCCCGTTTGATCCTGATAGACTGTAAGGGGATCTCCTGCCCAGGGGGACAACAGGTCGACGGAGCTCCCGGCCGTTGCGGCGATGAAACGGACTCCCACGATAGATGACGGGGCTAGACCATGAGCATGTGGCGCGCTGACATCCCCCAAGAGGAGCCACACTCCTGCCCCCGCCCGATAGCGCCCCGCTATCCATTCTTGTGCTTGCGCCCGTCGTGACGGGCCGTAGAACCCCGCCCAGCCCCATGTGCGCCCGAAGTACGCCCCCAACTGCCAAATGGTTCTGTCTGGGTCAAGCGCTTCGATGAATGTGCACGTTTGAGCGGCGTCAGGCGCGGTGCGCGTCCTATCACCCCTTAAGTCTGCCGCCATTAAACTCTCCCAGATTTCCAATAGAACAGCGACTCGCCTGCGCATAGGATTTAATCGTTTCCACGATCTGTTCGTCACTATCAAGCAATGGGTGTTTGTGCGCGTTGCAGTAGCCCACGTAACTCTGTATCCAGTCATCATATGGGATGACATCCGCGTTCGTAGGGTTGGCTATCAACAAGATATGCGTCGCAAACCACTGGTAAAACACGTCGTGCGCGTCAAGGCGCGGGCCGTGCTTCGTGGCGTCTTTCTTTGCCTCTATGCGCGCATAGCGTTCGGTCTGCGTAAGAATGAGCTCTCGGCGTCGCCCAATTTTCCTGGGTGGCGGGGTGGCGTCGACTAGTGAACGTCCCAAATCTCTTTTCCCTCTTTCTTGCGCGCCGCCGTGGTTGAGCCCAGAGGCGACATAAAACATTGCTGTCCCTGCTACGCATGCCGCCCCCATTGTTGGGAGCACAACGCCTGTAATAAAATCCGTCGCCACTATCGCCACCCATCAATAACCGATATTAAATCGTCTCTTATTCTCTCCTCAAGATTTTGAAGTTCAAGAAGAGCTAACACCTTGACGGGGTCACTCCTATCTACAAGAGAGAAATCATATATTTTCGCTGTATCATTGGCGAACAGGCCCGCGACAAGTTGCGATATATAAGTATACGCAGCTTCATTAGTGATAACGTTTTCTTCGTCTGGGGAGGAATTCCATTGTTTACAGCCCCAGGCGTATAGCTTCGACACGACTTGTTTTATTATCTTCTCTTCAAGGCTTTCCGTCAGCTTCAGAAGAGCAGGGTGGCGGTCTATTTTTTTATCAGATATTAATTCGTATTGTTCAATGGCGTCTTCCATAGCGTCAAATGAATCAGCCACGATCTTTTTAACCTGATCGATGTAGTCTGAAGGAACCATCAGCCAGCCCCGCCTGCGGTGCTCCCTATCGTGCTGGCGGCGGACAACCATCGCCTCAGTTACTATCATTGCGAACCCTCCTGGCGGCGACGCTGAATAGGGGACGCCCCCCGTCAAGGATCGGCGAAGTTGCGACATGTTGATTTGGGGGAGGCAACATACGGGTTTCCCTGACCGGAGGAGGGAGCGGGTGAGCTTCCCTGGCTGGAGCAGGGAGCACACGGGACTCTTGCGCTTGCCCTTGTCTCTGCGCACTGAGGAGCGCCCTCGCCTTGGCGTACACGGACTCGTCAAGTCTTGTATCCTTCACATAAACGCCTCCAGCAGAACCATGAACAGGAAGCGCCGCCACTTTCGCAGCGTGGTTGAGAATCATGCCCTCATATCCGGCCTTGACCTGCCCAAGCGCCCTTTGGCCGCCCTCTTGCAGGCTCCCGCGCAGAGCGGCTAACGACTGCTCTTGCGCCGTCGCGTCAACGGCCTCTTGGGCGCGCTGGTTTTGGATGGCGTCCACGGCCATCCCCGCCGCCTGGGCATGAAGACCAGTGAATGATTCACTGATGATCGTCCGGCCCTGAAGCTCGTGGACGTTGGCGACAACGTCGGCGACTGTTTGGCCAAGCTCGACGACACGGGAGTCAATCTCCACACGGTGTTTTAGATGCGTAGCCTGTTGTTGGATGGATGGGGTCAGGTCAGCGATATGGCGCGCCGCCGCCGTTACGGAGGGGGCGCCTAGAGGGTTATTCGCCACTGCTCGGGCTCCCTTCATTGAAGCGTTAAGCGCCTGCTCCATGGCGCCAGGGTCAAGGGCTGCTGTGCACACGCCCCCGCCATAACAGAGCTTGCGCATGAACGAGAAGCCGGGGTCATTTATCTCCCCGATGAATATTGCGGAGATAACGCGTACGCCGGAGTCAATGGCACGTTGGCGCGCTGCAAGAACGGACTCTTCCGTTTCCCTAGTTTCCTGGGAGGAGTACTTATCATCATCAACCAAATCTCCATCAGATATGATCAATACTTGTTCGCTGTTTCCGCTATCGGCAATAGCGTGAAAAAGTATTCCGTAAAGCGTCCCACTCTCTGCAAGAATGGGAATCTTTTTTGGGGAATCGTATTCTGAAATAACTTGAGAAAATGTCAGGAGACGCGCGCCTCCGCCCTCCGGCCAATAGCTCCGCAGCTGTTGTTTGGCTACGCCCAAGCGGGAACTGTTGCTCCCTGTAACGGCATAATCCATGGAAGCAGAGACATCGAGCGCCACAGTCCACCCCGTCAGGTCGGTTACCGGGGCGCTGATATTTCCGGACTGGTCAAGATGTGTCGTTCCTGACGGTGGCGTGGACCACCCCGACGCGCGGCCTGTCATATTCTCCATTCCTTTCTGTTGCGCTTTCCGAGAGGCCGCCGCATAACCACGAGAATAAACGTCCGGGGTAGTCGGCCCAGACGGGGGGTTGCGGGCGATGTACGCCATCGCGGCCGGGTTCTCCGTAAACGGGACCGGGGGGGAATAGCGCGTGGGGGAGACGTCCCGAAAATCAATCATTCGGGGCTCAAACTTTTCTGACATGGAGTCCGGCTCTACACCGTGCTCCTCATGCCACTTGTTGCGGAGACGATCTAACCTCCCTCCGCGAATGATGCGGTGGGGCTCGCCCTGGACTTCTCGGCCCTCAATCGTCACGGTGTTCACCGTGATTCCGCGATCTAGCATCCATGCGAACCACTCCGGGCCGTGGCCCTTTCCGTCCGCATAGCTATGACCAAGCTCATGGGCGAGCGCCGTCCACAGGTCCTCATTTGGGCGAGACGTGATAATTGGATTAATCGAAACTACAGCGTGTCTGGTGGATGGCGTAACCGAGATAGAGGCAGTCGTTCCGTCTCCTTCATCGATCATGATGACATCAAATGTATCCGCGTCTCCGGGGCCTTCACATAGCCTGTTTAAAATGGCCTGAAAGACAGACACAACGGAATCCCGGTCAGGGGTGAACCGCTTCTTTCTCTTTGAAAATCCAAACATGTGGCTCTCCCCTGGCTGGTTTCGCTTGTTTTTCCCGTCGTCAGTCGTCGAAGAAATCGCCGTCGCTGTCGTCATAGACGACAGTTTCGTGAATGACCGTATCGTGGCCGTGGCCAAACATGCTGTTGATCGCCGCGACGCCAAGGCCAAAGCCCAAGCCGTTGCCAACGCCTTCCGCGACGCATTGCCCAAACGATGGGCCGCGATCCACGACAACAGTCGTTGAGCCGCCGCAGTTTAGCGTCTGGAGCACCTGAGCGGCTGATGTGCTTACTGGGAGGCGCACGACGAACGCAGGGCCGTCGTAAACATTCATCATGCCGTTGCGCGCGTGTTCCGCGTGATAGCTGTAACCGTTTGATCGAAATGTTTGATTGATTAGGTCAACATTATCCATGGTTTACCTCTGCTCTAGGGTTGCCTGCGTTTGTGTGCTGTAATCTGCGATAACCCGAAGTTTGCCAGGATCGCCACGCGTGGATAACGGAAAACAACGGTGCGCTCCGGATATGGGCGAGGACCACGCAATAAAAGGGCGCGCCCCATACGGAGCGCGCCTAAGTCGTGCATAGAAGGAAGATTGGGCCTTTTGATCCTTGCCCAGGGAGGGCCAGCCGGAGCGATTCCCCCACATGGAGAAAGTCATTCATGGCTGATTCTGTGACCCCGAGAAGGCGGGGAACGGTAGGACTCGGCGCGCTCCGTCTCGAAACGAAAGACCCTCATCAGGCCCAGGCCCTTGCGCCGCGCGCGGCGGATTTGATCGTCTGCAAAACCTTCCGGCCGTAAGTAGTGCAGATTCCCGCGTCTCGCCGCCTGTTATGGCCGCCGTCCTTGTGGCCCGTCGCCTGAACTCCTCCGCTGTCAGCCTTTGCTTTGAGCGTTTAGCCCATGGCGCAAATCGGTTCAGGCGATTTGCTAGGGCATGAGGAACGACGGGCCGCAACGATGGCGGTTAGTTGGCTGGGCAGGATTCGAACCTGCGTCTTTCCGATTCGTTGTGGCCGAACGGGAAATGCGGAACCGCTACGCCACCAGCCAAAATGCGCAGATATTTACAGAAGCCTCTGCGCGGGCTCCCCTGTCGCGTGGTGGTTTCAAGGCGGCTGAGACCCGGCAGACAGCTTTGAAACCCCGTGCTTACTTCCTGGGGCAGGCATTCGAAGGCGTCGGCGACAAGTGATTCGGAAACGTCATACCAAATGTAGTTTCCTGGGCATTCGCCGACGCTTTAATTTATCGCCGCCCCACGCTAACAGGGCGGCGCCGGTTTTAGCGTGCCCCGAGGGTTTCAAATCCAGGAGGCTACCGGAACTTGGCCCTCCCCCACGGAGTTTAACCGGCCCTTCAAATGCGTGATCGCGCATCGAGTGGCGCACCTTGCGCCGGGGAGGAAACTTTTAAATCCGGGCCGTCTTTCCGCGCTGTCACCGTCTATGCTTCATCCGTTTCCCCATGAGACGGAGGGGAGCGGTTAACCCTGGCGAGACTACTGGAGCCGTGCTCATTCGTCTCCGGGCGGCATTCCATAAACCGGGTTTCTGAGGCGCCGAGGCGGTTGAAAAATTGTTTGAAACACAAGATTTTCGGGCCTCGACGCTCCAGAACGGATGAAGGTGGTTGACCGGACTCGAACCGGCGCAGACACGGATTACAAATCCGCCGCACTACCCCTATGCTACAAAATCACGCCTGTTTTTCTGGCGACTTATCCGGAGCGTGGCCAGAAAGAGGCAAGCATGACTCCCCACGCTAAGCGGGGCCTCCTTCAGCAAAAACGTCTGTAGTCAGGCATTTTTGCTCAAAGCGGAAAGTCGGCGGCGCTGGGCGAAATCAGTTTGAGTTCCAAATTCCAGGCCGCGCCGCCGACTCCACAGACAAAACCATCGGAAACAGAAATGTGCTTGCGCATATGGCGCTATGCGTTGCAGTAGTCGGTGAAGTCGGCGCGCCTACCTATCAGAAAAAGCACGGTGGGTGTCTGAGCCAACGGAACGGCGTTCCGACTTCATACACTACTGTTTTGGGTTGGAAGGGCTGGCGGCTTTGGGGGGAGCCAGCCCCTCCGGGTTGCGTTTGGGGCGTATGTCGCTGATTTGGCATTGTGGGCGCCGCGTCGGCTACAGGGCGGATCATGCCAGCGCCTTCGGCCGCTGTAAAGTGGGTTTTTGGCGCGCACCACTGTTTTACCCCATCATGGGGAAGAGCGCCTTTGCGCTTCATGAATGGCGCGCTCCATATCGAACAGGTGGGAGACGCGCATGCGGCGACATCCGGCCATATCCAGGAAGTCTTGGCGTGCGCGCGGCCTGGAGCCGACGAACGGCGCCATGTGGAGCACGCCGCCCAGCGCGCCCATCAGGCGGCGGGGGTCTGAAACATAGACGACGTGGACAGGTGGCGCGCCGTCTCGCCCAGGGCGCTCCCACGTCGATTCGCTCGTACGCCTCCAGCCACGGGGATAAACGTAGGACGCTACGAGCGACAGGCTGTCGCCGCACACATACTCTCTGGGGCTGGGTATCGGGCTCATAGGGGCTCCATTCATAGGATCGGCTGTGGGTTGGCGCGCCCCCGCGTAAAGGGGGCTGTACGGCCTTTGTGGCCGCCTACGAAACGTGGGGGGAGTAGGGGCGGCGTCAAGGCGCGGGGCGGCGGGTAATCGGCGTGTTCCCCTTGCCCAGGGGAGAACACCGGCCAACCCTGGAATAGGTCTAAATTGCAGCTCCACAAATCCAAGGCGCAAAATCCGTCCTATATACGGCGCATATAGACTAACGTCTAATCATTAGACTAATGTCTATACACTCCCCCTAGTACCTATTCATATGTGTGGATTTGTGGAGGAGGTATATAAAACAATAAGTTAGGCTGGTTTCGCTCCAAAATAGGCCCTTCAAATCCAAACGGCGGAGCTCAAATCCAAGCTTTTTCTCGATTTCCGCCCTTTTCACCGCTGCTGAGCCTCTCAACAAAAAACCTGTAGCGAGGCCAAAAATGACCGTCCGCCCCCTGGGCGAGCCCCAAAAGCTTGGTTTGCAGGGTCTGGTTTGGCCTGAAATCGTGGTTTTGAGGGGCCTAGTTTGGTTTGGCGTGGTTTGAAAAAAGAACGAAACAGAATAAAAATACGTCTTACGCGGAAATTACGCAAGAACACGCCAATTTCGCGCCAGCACGCTGGTTTTGCGCCTGCTTCACGCCGAAAACACGCCAAAACGCCCCGGAGCTGGGGGCCCAGAGCGTTCGTTTTTGGCTTGGTCGATGGATTCCAGACACGCGAAAGCCCTCCGCTGGCGAGGCGAGAGGTTTTTAGACAGCAGGGCTCATTCCGTTAAAACGGCCCGTGGACTGATTTTGCGCCGGACTGCGGCGGCTTAGGAGGGCGGATCGTACGCGGCGCCGTTGATCGCAGGCCGCACGCGGTTGTTGTGGTTGTCCAAATCCATCTCAAACTTCATGGACGGGCTCATTTTTGAGAAGTTGTCTTCATATCCGCTCAAGTCGTCTTTTGGTTGGCAATCATCTGTGATCGTCACGCCGACAAACCCGCGCTCCTTGCCAGCTGGGCGGGAAAGCTTCAGCTGGCGGCCTGTAGCGGCTTCAAGGGCGTTGCAGAAAGCCTGCATGCCCATCACGCCGTAGCCGTTGGCCTTCGCCCAGCGCTGATACACGGGATACAGGGCGCTCCTGGGCGTAAACGCTGTTTTGTCGCGTGGGTCGAAGGTGAACGTATCCTCCATGAAGCCCAACAACGGAGACGACGAACGGGATATCTTATCGAGCTCGTATTTGCTGGCGTCGCCAAGAATAAAGGACCCACGCTCTTTAAGCTGCTTCCATCCCTCAATGGCCCAGAGCAGAATCCCCGGCAATTCAGCCTTGAGCTTTTCCCCTAGTTTCGTGTCCTCTTTGCCGAAAACGCTGTTTTCGATCGGGAGGGGCATGAACCGGCCCGCCATGGCGCCGGACGCCTCCGGCAACGACAGGACGTTGTTGGACAGGATGACGACGCGCGTCGACGGCCGCCCCTCCCAGTTCTGCTTATTTTTGCGCTGGACGGAGAAGCTATCGCCGCCCGCATAGCTCTTCAGGCGGGAGATAATCCGCTTGACCGGCGTCGTCCTGTCCAGATCGAATTCAGGGACGATCGCCAGGGACTTCCCTATCAGGGCCTCCCCGCCGAACTTTTCCCCCAGGTCATTGGCCTCCGGCCAGCTCGTGTTTGTCTTTCCCACGAGGCTTTCCAGGATATGCGCATACGTCCCCTTACCGCCGCGCTGGACGCCAGTCAGGACCAGAATCTTATGGTGCGAGTTGTCAGGGATGAGCGTATAGCCCGCCCACTCCTGGGCAAGCTGAACGCAGCTTAAATCTTCGCCCCATGTCTCCCGCAAAAACTGCAGGAACCGCGTAGGCTTGGGCGCTTCCGGATCGTATGAGAACTCCAATGCGTTGCGCGTGAAAAAGCGCGGCGTTGGGGGGAGCATCGTTCCGGATGGGACATGGAGCAGGCCGTTCGGAAACGAAATAATCTCGTTCGCCGGAAGGTCGCCTTTTTCGCGCTTGAGCCAGCACGGCAAATCAAGCTTGTCGGCGGATATCGTTTGGATGCGAGTCAGGGCGTTGCGCGTTTCGTTGACGGTTTTCGTGTCCAACACGTCGACCGTATCGATTACCGTCGTCCCGCGCCCCCTGGGAATGCGCAGGCGGCTGCCTTCGAGAAATATGTGAATCTCGTGGTCAACCATAGCCGCGTCTATCGGGCGATAGCACGCGCCTTCCCACGCCAGGAATTCACCGGACGGGCCAACAAGGATTGTGGGGCGGACGCGATCGCGATAGGCCCGCGCCATTTCGGAATAGGCGCCCTTGTTGAATATCGGCTTGAGCGGGCGGCTTCCGTCGCCGTCGTCGCCGGCTGGCGGCTTGCCGCACTCTCCCGCGTCGGCCGCCTTCTGCGCCTGCGCTGGCTTTTCCGCGTCGGCCGCCTTGGCTTCCTCCGCCGCGCTTTTGGCGTTGGCCGCCTTTGCCCGCGTAACCTGCCTCTGAGCGTAGTGGACAGGCCCCTTGTGCTGTTTATTCTTTTCAGGGTCAAGCACATGGCCGGAAATGGCGTAAGCCTCGTTTGTGATCAGCGTTATGATCACATCGTCAGGGACTCCCTTGCGCGCCAGCTCCCGGCAAACTCCGAACATATTCTCGGAACGCGAATCATACATCTTGGGCTCGTCTTCATTGCCCCCGAAGCAGATTCGCTCAACCGTGCGCAGCGCTACGCCCCACTTTTCCAGGTAGCCCGCCAGCTCCAGCGGGTCTGTCGGGACTCCATCAATCGGCTCCGCCTTGCACCATTCCTTTTTGGCTGGCTTGGCCGCACCTTGGGCTATGCCCTCCGCGCCCTGCGCCGTATCCGCCAGGGTTTCGTCGGCGCGGAGGCGTGGGAAGTACATGGGGGGCGGGGCGATCTCTGGGTGATGGGACACGAGCGACGCCAGGGCGATCTGCGCTCCCTGCTTTTTCTTTTTTGCATTGGGAAAGTTCACCGTTCCCGGCAAGCGCAACACGCGATCGATGTTGAAGCATTTGGCGCTTCCTGTGAGCGCGGTTTCTATGGCGCGCGTGTGGCTCTCCACAAGGGCTATGATCGCCTCTTGCCCCGCCGTCTCCATAGGAGCGGCAAGCTTCCACAGGAGTTGCCTTCCGCCACGGCCGCCGCTCGATACGTCTATCGTGGGGAGTCCTGGCGCAATTCCAAGAGCTTTCAGGCGTTCTTCGCTCGTCACGAGCTCGTTAAGCCGCGCTGTTTCTTTCTGGATGCGCTCGCTCTGGCCCTCCACGGGCCCCGCAAGATTTTCGTCTTTTGGGTCAATATCCGCGTGGAACCAGCTGACTTTGGCGACGTCCGCCTTTGTCGCTTTGCGCTCCCTGGGCAGGCTTGGCAGTATCGGGTTGAGGGCGTAGTAAATGTTTTGCCCAGCGGCATGGCGAGCATTCAGCCACGCTGTTATTTCGTCGACAACGTCGCTATCCGCCAAAGCGTCAGCGCCGCCTACGAAAATAGTTTCATTCTTGAGGTCTTTGCGCCCTTGGTCGAAAGAGTGGAGGCGCTGCCCCCAATCGTCGCCCAGGAGGCGCAAAAAACTTAATGCATCTTGGGGTGAATTTTTTACTTTACAACTTGATTCGGACATGTTTACCTCGTCCTTGGAAAACGTTGATTAAGTCTTTGAACCCGTCCCATGTCTGTGGGGCGGGTTCTTTCTTTTCAGGGCCAAGGACTCCTTTTTGCGCCTATCCTCCGGCCGCCGTCTAGGCAAAACTTTGATGTGCGACAATATTTTATTCCTGCGCCTCGATACGAATTTTGTTGACTGAGTCGTCTTGGCCACACTGTAAACTTTGTTTACAGTTGCCTTTATACATCAGTCCTATAGCTCTATGTACACATGATCCACGTACCCGACTGTATTACATAGAACGCATGTGAGCCCAATAGAGCTTTTTCTTGTTCCTCTGTATCGGCTGCATAGCGTACTCTTAGCCTTACATGGTACATTTCCGCTATATGGGCAGCATGTTGTATTGGCAGGTATCAGTCTTCCTTGGTCGTCTTCTTTTATTCTGACATGTGTAAAAGAAGATTTAGCTGAAGCATCGGTCATTATACACCGCTGTTCTTTGCCTGAAGGTCTTCAATCCACTTTGCCACCGTCTTGGCGCTCCACAGGCGAACGCCGCCCTTTTTAAACTCACCCTTACCGGCCGACACGGGCAACGGCTTAGGGAACGATCCATCACGAAGCGCTGCCTCCAACCATGTGCGCGACATGTTTACTACTGATAGGACCTGCTTTGTTGTCAGGAGCATATCCCCCACGGCGACGGCGGCGCTTCCGCGAGCTTCCACATCTGTGACGTCTGGTATGTTCATTTTTTGGGTTCCACTCATTAAAAACACTCTACACTACTGCGCCACACTGTACCGTGACAGAAATTTTGTCAATAGCATCCTCTCTGGCAGTCTTTGGCGCCCCCCGCTACCATGACGTATCCGACACACAACCCACGGGGGCGCTTATGAAAATTGTAAACCACATGCTTACCGGCGATGGCGGCCAGCCCATCGCCTTCAAACGGAGCCCGAACCACGGCGGCGCGCTCACGCCCACGCTTATCGTGCTCCACGACACGGCCAGCGGCCTCAATTCTGACGGCCCCATAAGCTGGCTCACGGACCCGGCCGCCAAGGTTTCCGCCCATCTTGTCGTTGGGCGGGATGGCTCCATCACACAGCTTGTCCCCTTTGACGTCGTGGCGTGGCACGCGGGCAAGTCCTCCTGGCGAGGCCGTTCTGGTTGCAACGCGTTTAGCGTCGGAATCGAAATTGTAAACCCTGGCGAAATGACATTGCACGCCAACGGAAAATCTGCGATCGGGCCGGATCGTAAGAATTATGACCTGATCCCGTTCAACATCCGCCGCGCCAAGGATGAGCACCACCCAGAGGCATGGTGGATGGATTATACGGCGGAACAGATCGCCATGATCACGGATATCTGCCGTGCGCTTAAGGGCGCCTACCCTATTCAGGCGATAACAACGCATTGGGAGATCGCCCCCGGCCGTAAAGTCGACACGAATCCCTTTTTCCCGTTGGAGTATCTCCGCGCGCATCTGTTCGGCGGCCACGATGACGACGGCGCCCCCATCGTTACAACGATCGTCGCCGCTGTGTTACGGCGATGGCCCAGCTACGCCGACAACGTCGTGACAGCTATCCCCGTGGGCGCGAGTCTTGAGCCTCTCAGGAGCGGCGAATTCGTGAACGACGGAAAAACGGAGGTCTGGACGCTGGCTCGCGAGACGTCGACGCTGGCGGAGGGCTGGATTAACAACGCCTACCTCTCGCATGTATGAGGCGCGACATGACGTTATCCCAACGATGGAAACACACGCTTCAGGCTTGCCCAATTCGCTGTAACGGCCGCCCCCGCGCCTGTACGGCGTGCCTCCTGGGCCGCGGCCGAGGACGTCTGCGGCTGACAGGGATTTGGGTCAGGCGACTGGCGGCGCAGCGTGGGCGGAGGTCCTGCGGCGTTGTTCGGGCTTGTGAAAAATACCTCAGCGCGGCGTAAAAAATTGTATGCACCCCCCTCTTTTGCGGGATTGCGCCGTAAAATTGGTGAAAGTTGCATGCAATTTTGTGAGGATGGACGCACGTTAATGGGGGCCGCCAGTTTGAGCCTGGGCAGGCCCCCGCCAACGCGACAAACAGGGGGAGTCGCTATGGAATTCGAAGACATGCGCCGTGTGGACGGCGCCGAAAAACTCACGCCCAAGGTGCAACGCGTTATGCATGCGGCCACCGGCGTCGGGGCCGCATGGGTGGTTGACGCGCGAAAGCCGCCAATGAAAAAACGGGCGCCGCGTCGGAAAAGTCCACCCCCATCTGAGGGTGTGCTACCTCCGTGGTATTTTCGGAACTGGAGTTCCGCCGCCGCCGTCGTGGCCGCGCTCTTTTCGATCGGGACGTTTTTGCATTCGTCGGGTTGGCTGTCAGCCCCGGCGAAGCAGGACGACGTTGTCAAGGCCGTGGAGAAGATTGCGCAGCTGGAGAAGCACACATCCGAGGCGGACGCGCGGATATCAGGTGATATCCAGGTGTTGACGACGGAGCTCAAGGAGCAGCGCGGAGCCGTGTTTCAGTTCGGCGCGCAGCTGTCGCGAGCGGAGGGCAAACTTGACGAAGCCCTCCGCAGCCTTCCCCGCTCGATTCTTCGTGGGCGGTCAATGCAAAATGACGCCGCGCAGTGATGTTTTGCGGTTTCCGGCTTTTGCTGGTCTGGTATTGGTTTCCTTAGGAGGAGCCAATGCCAGACTACCCATTCAAGACAAAGCCCTTTTCTCATCAGGGGAAACTGTTCGCGGAGACGCGAAACCAGACGGGTTTCTGCATACACTGGGAACAGGGTTGCGGGAAATCCAAGCTGGGCGTCGACACGGCGGCGTGGCTCTATTTGCAGGGCCTTATAGACGGCGGCGTTGTTATAGCTCCGAACGGCGTGCACTCCAATTGGCGAGATAACGAACTTCCGGCGCATCTCCCAGACCGCGTTATGAGCGTCACACGGTCGCATGTGTGGGACTCCAAGACAGCCAAGCGGGCGGCGGTGAAAGCCGACTTTAAGGCCACGCTTGAGCATCCTGGGATGAGCTGGCTCATGATGGGTTACGGCGCCCTGGCGACGGACGCGGCGAAAGAGGCGCTCGCTGATTTCCTGACCGTCCGGCGCTCCATCATGATCGTGGACGAAAGCGCACGAATCAAGAACCCAAAGGCGGAACGGACTAAGGCCCTGATGGCGATCCGACATCTGGCGAAGTACAGGCGCTCGATGACAGGGACGCCGATTTCTCAAAGCCCCTTTGATTTTTATTCGCAAATTGAGTGGGTGTTCCCCGGTTACTGGAAATCGCAGGGTTTTGGATCGTTCACCGCGTTCAAGCACTATTTTGGCGAGTGGGAGCGGCGGAAGGACAGCATGGGCCGCCAATATGAGACGCTCAAGAAATGCGTCAACCTTCCGGAGCTTGGCCGCCTTGTCCGCCCCATTTCATCACGCGTCGTTAAGTCCGACGTTTTGGACTTGCCACCTAAGGTCTACCGCGTCATGGCCTATGACATGAGCGCGGAGCAAAAACGGATGTACGCGGACCTGAAAGCCGATTTCGTGACATGGCTCAAGAGCGCGGACCCTGACAGCGGCGCTGTGTCCGCCGAAATGGCGATAACGCGCATGATGCGCATGCAGCAGATTACGCTTGGCTATGTCAGGCTCGACGGCGAAGACGAAATAACGGACCTCAAGGACAACCCGCGCCTTGACCTCCTGGGAGAGCTTATTGAGGACATGGGGACAGATCAATGCCTGATCTGGGCGCGCTATCGCCGCGACGTCGATAAGATCATGAGCCTTCTGGGCAAGCGCGCCGTAAAAATAGATGGGTCTGTCCCCCAGGCTGACCGCGTCCGCGCCGTCGCCGCCATCCAGGCCGGGGGCGCACAGTTTTTCGTGGGGACGCCAGCGGCGGCCGGGGAAGGCTGGACCATGACGGCCGCTAATCAGACGATTTATTACAGCAACAGTTACCGCCTTGGCGACAGGCTCCAATCCGAGGACCGCAATCACCGGATTGGGCAAGTAAATAAGGTGACGTATACCGATATCGTCGCCCGTGGGAGTATGGACCGCGCCATTTTGCGCGCTCTGCGCATGAAGAAAAATATCTCTGACATAGTGCTTGGGGATGAGAAACTTACATGGTTTGAAAAGGAGGACTAATAATGTATACGACTATAAATGATACAAACATAGAAGTTGGGAATACACCACAGACGCGTGCGGCGGAGACTTTAGCGAAAGCTCTTCTTGAAATGGCCACATCTGCACGTATTCTTGCAAATACCATTGGAGAGCAGAATATGTGTTGTGGCATACGCATTGACGGGGACCATGTCACATACAACACTTATGGCGCTGCGCCGGGGGCCGTCCCCACGGAGGTAGGCGGCGTTAAAGAAGACGAAGCCCCAGTAGAAGCCGCCAGCGCGCCCACGCAGGAGGTTGACGCGCTATGACGGAGATTCTTGTTGTTGACACGGAGTCGACAGGGTTTAGCCGCGCGGCTGGCGCGGCGGTCGTTGACATTGGGCTGTGTTGCCTGTCGTGGCCAAGCTGCCACGATCAGGCAATCGACTTCGCGGAGTCGTATTTTATTGATCCTGGCGTGGCCATTCCTCCGGAGGTGTCTGCCGTCCATCATATTGTGAATGACGACGTTATGGGCGCGCCGTCATGGGAGTCCGCCCCGGCGATCATCAGCAGCTATGGGGCGCGCCTCCTGGGCTATGACGAAAACGGCGCGCCCCGGCGCTTTGACTACGTGGCGATGCACAACAGTCGGTTTGACGAGCAGTGGGTCACGCCGGAAGTCACGGGCGGCCTCCCTGTGATCGATACGCTGCGCGTAGCGCGGGAGCTATGGCCTGACGCCCCCGCCCATACGAATCAAGTCCTTCGCTACTGGTTGGCGGCGACAGGCCGGATGCACGCGCCCCACGGCGGTGTTGATCGCAAATACGCCAACATGGCGCACAGGGCGGGCCCTGACGCCTACGTGACAGCGCATATTCTCCGCGCCGCGCTCCAGCATATGTGGACCACGGACCACGGCGGCCGGACGTTTGGCGAGATGGGGTTCGCCGATATCAGGGGCCTGGGTGACGTGAGCGCGCCCCATATGAAGCTTCTCCATGAGTGGAGCACGCGGCCGTCTCTCCTGCACAAGGTGGGGTTTGGCATGCACAAGGGGAAGCTCTGGGCGAACGTCCCTCCAAACTATTATGAATGGGTGCTGAAAAACATCCAGGATAAACCAGACGTGCGGTTTACCGCGCAGCATTATCTTAACTTAGCCAATGGGATTGGATCACGGCATGACAGGTAGACCAACGCCGTATGATGAGTTGTTTCTCAATATGGTGCGTGATGAGTTATCGAGCGCCCGTAAATTATGGCCGAGCACGCAAGATTTAGTGTTGGCCATGGCGGAAGAGGCAGGCGAGACAGTTAAGTCTGTTCTTGAGCATAAACATCAAGGCGGCGATGCGCGCGCCATCTTGAAAGAGGCTGTTCAAACCGCCGCTATGGCCGTACGCCTCGCCACGGAGGGGGACACGTCACATCCTTATGATCCGTGCGAATTGTTCGGCGGCGCCACGGACGCCGATTATGTCAGGGCGTTTGCCCAGGGCGGCCCTGCGATCCGCGCGGATCAGCACGCGGCGCGCCTCCCAGACGGTTCCGGGCTCCCGGATGATCATTGGCTTACGGCTAACCCAGGTGAGCCGAACATTCCGCCCATGCCGCTCCGCGTCGGCCGGAACAACCTCCGCCTGCGGCTGGCGCTTATCGAGAAAGTGTCCGCCGCCGCCCGCTACGCCGTGCGTTGTTCGACCATGAACGGGGCGTCATCCGACTTTGATCCTGACGCGCTTGTCCAAAACCTCGTTATCGGAATGCTCGGCTACAACACGCCGGACGGCGTGTCTGATGAGGGCGTGGACAACCCCGACAGCATCCCGCCGCACGTTGACTATATTGTTTTCACAACAGGAGGCCCCCTTGCTTAATCATATCGTTATCGCGTCAGCCCTTATTTCGCTGACGCTTCTTTCCACCGCTGCGGAGGCGCGCTCGTCGGTGTGTCTTGCGCGCCCCGTCCATGCCGTCGGCTCCCCTGGGCGGACACTGGAGGAGGCCAAACGCCTCGCCGTACTGGAATGGAGCCGCTCCGCCGCCCGCCTGCATGGGGAGTCCTTCTCTGTGTGGGAGTTCGCCCAGCGGCGGAAGTTTTGGCGCCCTGATGGTCAGACAACCCCGCGCTTTGTTGTGATGGCGACGCCTTGCCGGGCGCCGCACATCCGCGAAGACTGACCCTCGCAAACCAGCTGTAGAGAGGCTGTTCACATGGACGATTTACCTGAAGATGCGGCGCTCCTTAACGGAGCGCACTCCCTTGCCCAGGCGCGCGCGGAGCTGTCCGCCGCGTACAGGCGGCCTGACGTGATCAAAAAGCTGACGGCCCTTGCGGCCGTCGCCGTCTACGCGGAGGCGCTCTCCGAGGCTCTGGGCAAGCAACAAAAGATTGTCGACGCCCTGGCGGAGAGCCTGCTTACGGATGTTATTCCGGAGATTATGGAGGACTCGGGGCTCGATTCGTTTGCCTTGTCGGACAACAGCTCCATCAAACTCAAGGACGACGTCAAGGCGGCGATTTCGCATGCAAATCGACTCGACGCTCTGGAGGCGCTCATAGAGATTGATCAGGGAGACGTCATTAAGTGGGGGCTGGCGATCAGCATTGACCGGGGAACCAGCGTCACCGACGTGCAGGCGGCGCGGTCGGCGCTGGGTGATTTAGGGTTCCCTACGTCCGACGTGTCGACCGTCCACGCGCAAACGCTCTGCGCCCTGGCGCGGGAGTTGTTGGCGGAAGGCTATGACCTCAGCCAGCCAACTCCGGCGATGGCGGAGCGCGGCGATGAGAGATCACTCGCATCGTTGTTATCCCTGTTCATACGCCAGCGGGCGGCTATAGTTACGGCGAAGGGCAAGGGCGGCGGTAAGAAAAAGTCGGCCTAGCCTCGTGAGACCTCCATTTACAATTTTTGAGGAATGACATGAACGCCAAGAAAACAGAAGAGAATAAGTCCCTTACCGTAGCTGCCCCGGCTGGTTTGCCCGCCGGATACGATTACGGCGATGATGATCAGGGAGCTGGATTCGAAAACGCGGAAGCTGGCGATTTTAAAATCCCATTTTTCAACGTCCTTCAGTCGTTGTCTGACCCCGTCAAGGCTTGTCGTGACGGTTCTGTCCGTGAGGGCATGCTGTACAATACAGTTACGGGAGTCGCGTATCCATCTGACATGAAGGAGAAGGAACGGGGAATTTTGTTTGTCCCCTGTTACTTCATCCATACATTTAACGAGTGGCGCCCGCGCAAGCTTGGCGGGGGGTTTGTTGGAATTCATCAGCCCCATGACGCGTTCGTGCAAGACGCCGTTGCAGCGGCGAAGGCTGAAAATAAGCCCTTTGGAAAGATTTCCTCGCCAGAAGGAAACGACCTCATTGATACGTATTCCGTATACGGCGTGAGTATTGATGAAGATGCATTTATCACCGCAGACGGAGTTAACTGGGACACTTACGAATTTGAGCAGGCCGTTATCCCTCACTTCTCAACGAAGATAGGCGTGTTCAAAACTATGCTGGGGCGTAAGCGCCTCATGCGTATTCCTGGGACTTCAAAGTCATTCCCTCTGTATTCCCATGTCTGGCGCGTCCAAACTAAGGCCCAGTCTCATTCTGAAGGCGACTCCTATAACATTGCGTGGAATCTCGCATTCGGCAACGCCAAGACGGGCGCGATTGAAAGCTGCATCCCCACGGGGAGCCTTTTGTTTCAGGCCGTTAAGGAATTCTACAATCTGTGCGCTTCTGGGGGAATGACGGAAGCGACGGAAAAGAGCCTTGACGCCCAGGGCGCCGCCGTTTCTGAAGGCGGAAATGGCTTCCGTAAGGCCGACGCTGAAGACGTCGACGAAGAGATGCCTTTCTGACTGTCACAAGAACTGTAATTCTGCGCGGGCCCATCCGTCCGCGCAGAAAGGGGGAGGTTCTGCTTCTGGCGTTGCTGTCCTCCCCCGCTCCTTAAATCATCCATTGGCCTGGGCTTTGCGCTCCGCCGCCAGCACGGTGTATCTTCCCGATACGTCGACGGCTGCCGGTTCCCTCCTGCGCGTCGACGTGTGCGCAGAGCCCAGACCAATGGACGATTCTTAGCCAAGGCGCGTGCTGGCGCGCTATCACCAGAGGGAGCCCAACATGTCAACATGGTCACCACAACAGGACGCCGCGCTGAAGGAGTTTCAGCGCTGGTTCAGCGGAAACCCGCGCGGAGAGTTCTTCCGCCTGTTTGGTCCTGCAGGGACAGGAAAAACATTCATCGCCAAAGGTCTTGCTGAGGCTGTAGACGGCCGCGTCCTCTTTGGGGCGTACACGGGCAAGGCCGCCCTTGTGCTCAACCGCAAGGGCTGTCTTGGGGCGTCTACGATCCATTCTCTTTTGTACAACCCCAAGGCAAAGTCACAGATGCGCATCAACGAGCTGCGCGCCCAGATCGAGGAAGAAACAGACCCTGAAAAGCTTGACGTTCTAAAAAAGGAGTTGGCGGAAGAGAACGCACGGCATAGTAAACCGTCGTTTTCCTTAAACCCTGACAGCCCAATAAAAGACTGCGATCTGCTCATAGTCGACGAATGTAGTATGATCGATAAATACATCGGTCACGACATGATGACTTTCGGAACGCCTATTCTTGCCCTGGGCGATCCGTTTCAGCTCCCCCCGGTCAAGGGGTCTGGGTTTTTCCCGCAAGACAACCCCGACGTGATGCTTACGGAGGTCCATCGGACGGCGCTTGATTCCCCCGTTCTCCGTCTGGCGACGCAGGTTCGCAACGGGCAAGAACTGCGCCTGGGCGAATATGGCGAAAGCCGTGTTTGTCGGCGTAAAGACCTTCCGCGCGGTTCTGGGCTTGCCCACGATCAAACGTTGGTTGGCACCAATCCAACGCGCCGCGCGGCAAATAGATCCATGCGCGCCCAGCTGGGGTTCACAGGGGATTTCCCGCAAGGCCCGCGTAATGAGGGGGGCAAAGGAGACCGCATTGTCTGTCTTCGTAACAACAAGGAAAGCGGCCTGTTAAATGGCATGTTGTTCAACGTCATAGCCGCTGAGGATGACGGAGAATCGGTTAATATGACGATAGAGGCTGATGACGGGTCATTCGTGCGGGAAGTCGCCGCGCACAGAGAGCATTTCCTTGGGCTTGACGTCCCATATTGGGGCCGCCGAGACAAAGACGAGTTTGATTTTGGGTATGCATTGACGGCCCATAAAGCCCAGGGGAGCGAGTGGCCGTCTGTTATGGTTGCAGATCAGAGCGAAGTGTTTCGGCGCGATCGCAATAAGTGGCTCTACACAGCAATAACAAGGGCCTCAAACAGGGTTACCGTAATTAAAGACTACAATGATAGGAGCTAAAAACATGGCAGACGAACCAGTTAAATTTTCAGTGAACTCCAATATAATGCGCTTGGCTATCGCCGCCTCTACGGCGCGCGCCGCCCTGGGAAAAATCCTGAAGGACGGCAAAGGTCGCCTCTCCGTCTACTACGATGACGCCGGAGCTCTCCACGTCGTCGGCGATCATGGCGCGCCGTCTGTGCCGAATGGCGCCGCTCCGGCCGTGGTTATCGTTCCTCTGGTGGCGGAGATAGATTCCACCCCCACCGCGGACCAGCTCGCGTAGCCCTAAAATTAAACCGAAGCGCCCCTGTTTTAGGGGCGTTTCCTTATGGTTATCCCATGCTCCAAGAACCAAGATGCTACCACTGCAGCGCGCCCTTGCAAAAAACAAGCGCGGGAAAGATCAATAAACTGTTCTGCTGTCAGGCTCACCAAAGGGCCTATTATGAAACGCGTCGCGCCGCGCGCCGCCTGCCCAAAGCTGACCGGCGCAAAGCCCCTCGTTACTGCGAATGCGAGGGGTGTTCTAACAAGCTGGCGCGTCATCAAAAGCGATTTTGCTCAGTCTTTTGCTATACGACCGACATCTTTGGAAAACGCGACCCTGATGTTTATAGGGGCGTTCCGGAGCGCGCCATGTATACAGCTGCGCAAGCGGCGGACGTGCGGCGCATGTTTTTTGACATGCACCTCAGTTTGAGGGGCACAGCCTGTCAAGCTGGCGTTAGTCTGGGCAAAGTGACGCGCATCATTTATGCGAAGAACGCGCCAAAGGGAGGGGCGCAACGATGACAACTCATTGTTTTGTATGCAAAGACGTTCCGCAGTGGACTCCCCGACAGAAACCGAAAACCGGCGATCTTACCGTTTGCACGGCGTGCACGGCGGTTAACGTCATGCGGCGCGGCGGCCGCCTTGAGGCCCCGACGCCGGAGGAGCTCGCTAAGGGCGTGCTTGATCCGCTGTTGGTTTTCCACTCGAAGGCGGCGGCGAACAATCTCTGGCGCGTTGGGAGATTTTACGGGTTCGCGTAAAGCATGCTTTACAATGGCCGAAAACAGGGCCATTCTCGCCACTCAACAAAGGAGTCACGCCACATGCCACAGCTCATAATCCCAGACGCCTCCGGAGACACGCGCATGGAGTTCACGGCCGATGACGACGCGGCCGTTTCCAGCTGCATGGCCGTCTTCAACGATCTGCGCGCCAAAGGTTACGCGGCGGCCGACGTCTCGGACCCCGACAACAAGCGCATAATCCAGGCGTTTGACCGTACGGCCACGAAAATAATCATGCTCCCCCATCTCATTGGGGGCTGACATGGCGTCGCGTGCGGAGAAAACAGAACACATTGCACAGGCGTTTGAAGACGCTTTTCGTCAATACATCGATAGGAAAGGGGGAGATGGAATCACGTTTTTCCCTCCCCCTGCATCGTTCGATGTGTGGGAGGATGAGGCGCAGTATCGTGTCTGCACGCGGGTTTCTTTTGCCTCTGGCGAACGGGTCGACCTATCATTCACAGCGTTCGAGTTCAGCGCGCGCGACTTCGCTTTCGTCTCCGCCCCTGCCATCCTGGCGCTTTGGTCAAGCGCCTACGCCAAACACGTCAATCAGGACTTCAGGGCAGACATCCGTGAAATGCGGAGATGCGCGGAAAGAGCGCATAGCGAGGCTGTTCTTCCCTCTTCTGACATTATGGCGCCCTCTGCTACTGCGGCTATTCTGTCATATCCGCTCTCCCCTTCCCACGTTTCGCGCCTGTCGGACGTGGGGGCGGCGTTTCACCGTGAGCGTGGGGACGCCTCCGCGTGGTCCTGGCGTCCGGATCAGGATGTGTTCACGCGCCTACATCCGACGCCTGCGGCGCTCATGCAGGCGCTGCTTCACCATGAGGGCCGCCGCAACTTCTATTTGCGCGCGGCGTGCGACGTAGCGAAACGCGCCATCGATCTGGCGCACATCACGCCGCAGACAGCCAGCTGGGCGGAAACCATTCGCGCCATGCTTGCCCAGGTGTTCCCATCGCCGGACATTGAGCAGGAGGCGGCCATGGGCATAGCGCTGGCGGACCCATATTTTTGCGATTGGGGCGGAGGCCCCGGCCAGCCGCGCAGGCAAGAGAATGCGGCGCGCGATCGCCAGGGGTGGCGCGCGCAATATGAACAGCGTTGGGATATGGCGGCGGCGTATCAGCGCCGTGATCCTGTAGCAGCCCAGCAGGACCTATTGCGCAACTTGGCGCGTGACCTTAACCGTCAGACGCTTGCGGCGCTCATGGGCGGCCAGCTTCCCCTTACGCCGGGAGAACTCCAAGGAGGTCTGTCTGACGCGCATCTCCGCGCCATGGAAGACGCTGCGACGTATGGCATGGGAATCGTAAACAACGGCCCCGAATGCACGGGGTACATTGCGCGTGAGCAGCTCATGCGCTTTCCGTCGTTTTACGGCGCCGCCCGCGTCCGGGAGACTGCGGCGGAGGCGCGCGCTGAAAAGCTTCTCCGCGAAAACCTGTCGGACAGCCAGCTTTCCCAGCTCGACGCAAACGGCTGCTTTGACGTCATGGGCGGGAGCTCTGGAAAAACCTATCGCATAACGCGCGGTAGGCAAATGAACGTTTACCAGCTTGACAAAAACGGCCGCCGCGTACGGGGGCTGTGTTTTATGCCAGAAGGTAATCTTGTCCCTGGCGACGTGATGCTTATTCAAAAACTCTCGCTGGAGCTTAACGAAAGTAAGGCTATCGCTACGGCAAACGTGTTCTAAACTAGAAATGGAGCCCAATATGACAACAACCAATACACGAGAACGGCTTATCGGTAGAATCCGAATAGGCCCAGGTGAGCGCACAATTCCCGTATTCACCGATGCGGGGACATCCCCCCATAACGACGAGTGGCTTATTGGCGAGGCGCAACAGGCCGTTGATGACGCAGGAAAGCAGGCGGACCAGCGTATTGCTGGGATAAGCGCCAGGAAGGACGCCCTGAAATGAATGGAAATCATAAGCCTTATTTGTCTCTCGACTGGGACGGTTGCGTTTCGGCTTACGGAAACGGCTGGCAGGGCGCCGCCGTCATCAACGACAGCCCAACAGAGGGCATGGCGAAGTTTCTTGACGAAGCCGTGGAGCTATTCCGCGTCGGGATTTTCTCCAGTCGCTCTAATCTCCCTGGCGGCGGCGACGCCATGCGACAAGCCCTCCTCCGCTGGCTTACGGCCTCCCTGGGCGAGGATCGCGCCTCCCATGTATACGCGCAAGTGGAATGGCCACGAGAGAAGCCCCCGGCCTTCGTCGGCCTCGACGACAGGGTGGTTCAATTTCAGGGCGTGTGGCCAGACCCGAGGGAGCTACTTCACTTTAAGCCGTGGAACCGGCGATCAGGCCCTGCCCCCTTCAACGAGGCCGCCATCTTGGGCGCTTATCTTGAGGCGGCGCGGATGGCGGAGAAAGGCGGAATTGTTCGGGATATTTTTATGCAGCGCCAGGGGGAGGCTGTCATGCAGGCCCTTGTTGATGCATGGCCAGACATAAAGTTTGGCGACAACTGACCCGCACACGCTTGTTTATCCTGCACGGCGCTCCGCCAAAGTGGCATGGTTTTCCCGAAAAACACCGGAGAGAGCCATGCCCTACAACACTAACGCTGCAACATGCCCCTGTTGCGGCCGGCCCTTTGAATCTCCTTCCCTCAAAGTGGATATTAACCGCAACTCCGTCGTGACTCCCATGGGGCGCGCGAGCCTAACGCCCATGGAGGCGGAAATTCTTTACGCCCTGTGGTCGCACGGTAGGCCGTTAACAATTTTATCTCTCCTTGGATATGTTTACGGCCAACGTGATGAGCCTGGGAATGGCTCTGCGTGCATCCGCGTGACCGTGTCAAAAATGCGTAAGGCTTTGAAAGATATAGGTGTTGTCATCACAAAGGGATCACACGCCGGATACATGGTCTATTACGATCCTGTTTCCGTTCAGCCGTTGTAAATTTACACTTGCCGAACCGTTTCGGCCATTGTAAAGTGCACCCTCCACGCATGGAGGGAATCGAATATGATCAGCCACGAAAAAGCGAAGGCCCAGCTGGATGGCCTTCATGGAAAAAAGCTAGTGCTGTATTTCAACACATTAGCCGTTAGGTGTGGCGAGCCAGAAACGAAGCGCTTTTCGTCGCTGGCTTCTGGGAGAAAGCGCTGTCTGCGCCTCATGGCGCTATGCGGCCTTATCTCTGCTACGGAGGCCATCGTCAGGCGCAGAAAACCCCGCCAAAAGGTTTGGCGCTACCCGCCGAACGGCCGACATGACGGCGCCCCGGCGCTATCCACCCCTAATACGTTATATTGGCGTGTGCAAATGGCCCTCACGGTGGGGGAAACATTCGAACGCATAAAAGATATTGTTGAAGATTTCGATATTATGAGAGGCATAGCCCCGCATAATATCGAATGGCGCGCGTACAAACTTATTCGGACGCAACACATTGATTATGGTTGGGGGTTGCGGGAAGAACTCCGCGACGGGGAGACGCATATTTTGATGTTCTCAGACGTCCCCCCAAAACAGCTTAAAAAGGCAATAACGAAGAGGGGGGGCGTCCATGCAGTTTGATCTGTTTCCCCCCGTCTCCGATTGGCGGCCTCCGCGCATCGCTGATTTGCCCACCTGGGCAGGCGCGCGGCGCATTGGATTTGACGTTGAAACCAAAGACCCGTTTTTGCGGTCGCATAAAATAGGCAAGGAAACGTTCAAGGGGCTTGGCCCAGGCCCCCGGCGCCCTGGCGGCCGTGTCGTCGGGTTTTCCTTCGCGATAGAAGACGGTCCCTATCATTACGTCCCGCTAAGCCATGAGGGCGGCGACAATGTGGAAGACGAGGCGCAAGCCTGGGCGTACCTGCGCGCGCAGTCTGACGCGTTCACAGGCGAGATCGTTGGGCAAAACCTATCCTATGATCTGGATTGGGCGGCAAATTATGGCGTCCTGTTTCCGAGAGTCAGCCACTTCCGCGACGTGATGATAGCGGATTCATTAATCTATGAGCTGCATCACGAATACGGGCTCGACGCCATCGCCAAGCGGCGCGGGTTCGTCGGTAAAAACGAAGCGCTCCTGAAAGAGGCCGCCGCTGTCTATCAGTTGAAGAACGTTAAGGGGGAAATGTACAAGCTTGCCGCCCGCTATGTCGGACCATATGGCGAAGACGACGCGCGGCTGCCGATGAAAATATTGGCGCATCAACAAAAGGACATTGATGCTCAGAATCTCCAGCAGGTTTTTGACCTGGAGTCCGACTTGTTGCCTGTCCTTGTGCGCATGCGTCGACGCGGAGTGCGGATTGACTTCGATCAGCTGTCCCGCGTTGAAAGCTGGTCCTATGAACAAGAGGCGCTGGCCCTGGCGCGGATAAAGGACGTCACCGGCCACAGCATCGAAGTCGGCGACGTGTGGAAGCCTGACGCCGTCGCCCCGGCGCTTGTTGCAATCGGAATGAAGCTCGTTCGGACGGACAAGACGAATCAGCTCAAGATAGACTCCGCGCTGTTGAAGGCCGCAGGAAACCCAACTGCCGCCGCGCTTCTCCACGCGCGGAAAGTGAACAAGCTCCGGACGACGTTCGCCACGAGTATTCGCCGGTTCGCGACGAACGGCCGAATCCATACGACGTTCAACCAACTTAAGGGGGACAGCGAGGACGGCGAAGGCGGCCAAGCGGGCGCGCGCTTTGGGCGGTTGTCGTCGAAGGACCCGAACCTGCAGGCGCAGCCATCGCGGGACGATTTCGCGAAGGCGTGGCGATCGATCTATATCCCGGAGGAGGGCCGCCTTTGGGGCTGCGCCGACATCTCCCAGCAGGAACCCCGATGGGCCGTGCATTTCGCGTACAAAACGCGACGGCGTGGCGTTCCTCTGCGCGGCGCGGCCGAAATGGTCCGCCGCTACAACGAGGACCCCGCCACCGACTCCCATTCCATGATTGCGGAGATTAGCGGGTTGCCCAGGAAGTACGCCAAGGCGCTTGGCCTGGGCCTGATGTATGGCGAGGGCGGCGCGAAGATGTGCCGTGACATGGGCCTCCCAACACGCTGGGCTGTGTACTACAAGGGGAGCGTAGTTGACCCTGACTCCTCCGCTGGGCGAATGGCGATCGCGAACGGCTCCAGAGTAATGGAGGTGGCGGGCGAAGAGGGCCAGCGCATCATTGACACATTTGATAGCAAAGTCCCTTTTGTTCGGGAGTTGGCTAAGATGTGCCAAAAAGTTGCCCGCAGAGACGGGTATCTTACTACTGTTCTTGGGCGGCGTTGCCGCTTTCCGGAAGAAAGTCAGCTTAAAAAAGCTGAGGGCCGCGTAATCAAAGCTGCGAACGAGGGCGACGCCAGCGCGGAAGTCGCCGAAATACGCGCCGTTAATTATGAGTGGACGCATAAAGCGCTCAACCGCCTGATTCAGGGCTCCAGCGGAGACCAGATGAAAAAGGCCATGATTGACGTTGACCGCGCGGGGCATTTCCTGCAACTGCAGGTCCATGATGAGGTGGACCTGTCGATAGAAAGCCGCGAAGAGGGGGAGGCTATCGCGCGCATTGTCGCTAACGCCGTAACAGCTTCTGTCCCGTTCAAAATTGACCTTGAGATAGGCCCCAACTGGGGCGAAATAGTTTGACACGCATGCGTGTTGTGCCTGATCAGCGCGTTTTTTATGCGTTACATTTTAAAAAAATGGAGGATCATATGAAAGTAGACTGTTCGACAACAGCAAGATTAATAGCGTGGGCGAAAAGTGCAAAAGCAGGAGAGCGCTTCATATACCACAAGGGGCAGACAGCAACAATTGGCATGGATAAGCTAGGGAGCTGCGCGGCGGCCTGGGATTTGTACACGCGCGGAGAAGTGGGGCTTTTTCAACGTCGCGTTTCTGTAGAAGCTGGAATATTCGAGTATATAGCAGTTCGTTTGCGGCCAAATACGAAAACACCACGCGCCTCTGCAGCTTCAGAGGGCGAGCCCAAAAGGGCCATGATCTAATGGCGGAGCATGAGCGCACACAAATGCGGAGGGTTGTTGTTGACGCCCTCCGCGCCCTTGACGCCATATCCGTTGAAAATGGCGCGCGGCTAGGGACCCCGGACGTTAATTGCACTCTGGGGTGGATAGAGCTTAAGTACGTCGAAAGCTGGCCCGCCCGCCCAGCGACGCCGCTTGCGGTCGACCACTTTTCACCGCAACAAAGGGCATGGATTGCGCGGCGCGCGCGGCTTGGGGGTTTCGTGTGCGTGGTCCTGAAAGTTGGCAGAGAGTGGCTTATCTTGGATGGGGCTTGGGCGGCTCTGTGTTTGGGGAAAGTTGACAAATCGAGACTTGTGGGCGCCGCTGTCGGATATTGGGGTACATTCAACAAGCGGGAGTTCAAAGAGTGTCTGAAGAATTTTTCGTCAGAGAGACCATCTTTTCGGGAGAGCGTCTCCGCATAGCGCGCGACAGAGTCAACATGTCGCAGCGCGCCCGTGCGCGCTCCCTGGGCGAACCACGTTGGGAATATCAACTTCGGGAGCAGGCGTTAGAAAGCCCAGAAGAGGAGATTTTGACGCCCCCTGAATGGTGTAGGCTCATGCGTTGGCGCTCCGCCCTGTCGCAAAGCGCGATCGCCTCCGCCGCTGGCGTAAGCCGCGCGTGGCTTAACCGGATGGAGCAAGGGCTTGTGCCTTGCGACATGTTGCTTTCATATTGGAAACTTGACGAAAGCAAAAAAACAACAGAGCAGCCCATCATATCGTGAGGAACATCATGGCCAGATCATTTGTTGAAGTGTTATCTGAAATAAACCACGGAAATGTTGTCGACGATCTAACCAGTCGTCTCGCTGGTGTGGTTGAGGGCGTTATGGCGACTGATAAAAAGGGGTCCTTGACTCTTACTATTGAAGTAACGCCTAACGGAGACGGCTCCGTGCAGGTTGTCGCCAAAATCAAAGCCGTTATCCCAGACCCCGCGCGGGGAACGACGATAATGTTTGTCCAAGATGATAACTCCCTGGGCAGGAATGACCCAAGACAAGGGAGGCTTGACTTAGACCGCCCGTCCCTGGCGTCTGTTCGGCTGCATAAGGACTAATGCCTTTTCGGTTTACCCCTGCATTCAATACGCCAGTTTGTAAAAACACGCCTTCTTACGCCCAGGAGCGCCCACACATGGACATATCCGCAGATCAGATCAGACTGTTACTCGAAACGGGAAAAACGCTCGTGGCTCCCATTCGCCGGGATAACGGAGACATTGTCGTCCCCGTCCCGGAGGGGACGACGTTGCAGACCTTGCCCAAGGTGTTGCTCCAGAAGGAATTTATCTCTCAGACCATCGACGTCGACACAGACGAATCGTTTATCCGCTACGTCGACGCCTTTAAGAGCCTTGAGCGGTCAATGATCTTTGGGCGCACAGGGCAGTCTGGGTCGGTAATCGCGGTTCTCGACTACCACAGCAGCGAATCTGGGCCTAGTGGCGTTGGGCGCGGAGAGCATAAAGTTCGTTACGAGTTTGAGCCGTCGCCTTCGTTCTTAGTCTGGAGCCTAATCAACAATAGGCTCCTTGGGCAGGACGCATTTGCAGAGTTTTTGGAGGAGAACGGAGCGGACGTTATTAGCCCAGACGCGGCGACGCTGGCGGAACTCGTCAACGATCTTAGCGTGACGCGCGTATCGTCCATAAAAAGCAAAATAAAGCTGTCGAACGGCTGCACACAGCTTACATGCCTTGAGGAGGACAGCCCGTCGTCGAACGGTAAAAACATCGTCGTGCCTAAGGCCGTGGTTATCCGCATTCCCCTCTTTGAGGGGGGAGAGACCTTTGATTTGTCCTTGCTTTTCCGGTATAGAATCACAAATAGTAAACTGAGTTTTGAAGTCAAATTTCACCGCTTGGAACCCATCGTTCTCGCAGCGACGCGCGAAAAAATAGAGGTGCTGGCAACAAAAACAAGCCTCCCCCTGATATATGGCGGGATACGATAAGGCGACGCGGATTCGTTTCGCGTTCCGTGAGGGCTGCAGCTTCCTGTTTTTTGTCTTCCGGGGAGCTGCGCCGCCTTCGAAGCCCCTTCTATGGAGGGCCTCCGCAGACGGCGACGGCGTGGAAGCAGACACGCTATTGATAAGGAACTACCGGCCATGCCGGGAATCTAGGCCCATCGCGGGAGTCGCGCCCCGCTCGCTGTCCCTCAAACAGGAGCCCCTTGCATGTCTCGCAATTCCACTGTAACGGCTATTCCTGGCGTTGAGTTCACCACACGATTCAACCGCATAGAATCCAAGCTGGACGCAGTGTCAAGCCTGCTTGTGCAGGTCCTGTCAGCGTTAAACACCGTAACAATAAAGGAGCTTATTATGCAGGCCGATATCCAGGCTTTAACTGGCGCCGTACAGCGCAACACCGACGTCGAAAATTCAGCTGTCCGCCTTCTGCAGGCGCTTACTGCACAGATCGCCGCTGCTCTGGCTTCGGCGACCACTCCCGAGGATATCGCCCAGGTTCAGGCGCTTGTCGCCTCCCTGGGCGCGTCGTCTGACGCCCTGGCGGCTGCGATCGTGGCCAACACTCCGGCCGCGCCGTCTGCGCCGGTTGAGCCCGCTCCCGCAGCTGACCCGATTCCGGTTGAGCCTAATCCGGCAAGCTAATCCTTCTTGATGAGGGGGCGTGAGAAGCCCATGCGAATCTCTTTCGAGAGGTCTGCGTGGGCTTTTTTGTTGCCAAATTTCTGGCGCGCGTCGGAAAATATCGGAAAACTTCGGAAAATATCGGAAAACTCCTGAAAATTTCGGAAAGGGGCCCCAAGTGTCCGAAATTAGCGCGGCCGTCGACGCGACGAACAAGCGGCGATGCAAAGTCTGTAAGAAAAAGAAGGTGTTAACGGAGTTCCCGATTTACAACTTCGGGGCCGCCCAGAAAAGGCGGCACACATGCAAAGCCTGTGCGCTTATCGCGGAGGCGCAACGAAAATGCAAAAAATGCAAAGTGGTCAAGCCTATTGAGGCGTTTCCCTTCGTGCGCGGCGAAAGCGGCATGCGCCGCCACGCCTGCAGGGTCTGCAACACGGCCCGCGTTGAGGCGCACCACGCCGGGGACATGGCGGCGCGGCTTGCCCAGGCGCGAGCACGCTACGATCCGGACGCGGCGAAAGCGGCGCGCCGGGAGCGCGCGGGGGAGAAGCTTGCATATTCCATGGCAGTTCTGCGCCGCCTTGTTGGCTATGCCGGGGGCTGCGTCGCATGTGGGGAGTCGAACCCGTATTTTCTGACTGTCGTCCCCGTCGACTTCACGGAGCGTGATTTCGTCCGTGTCCCCGGCTATCGCGCGGACGGGAACGGGCTCTATCTCGATATCCTCCGCCTGGGCATGCCGCCAGAGCTGCAAGTTTTGTGCTTCAACTGCAAATATGGGAGGCGTCGAAACGGCGGCGTTCTTGTCGTTGACGCGCGCGAAAACGAGTAAAACCACGGCGCGCGGGGGACTTGCTTAGCCACCGCGCGCGTGATAGCGTTTTCTTCGTGAGCTTGTCTCATTTCGGCCCCTCTCCGCTAACGAGGGAACGCAGCAAGCGCCCCGCCCAGCGCTCACAAATGGGTGTTCGGAGCCTCTCCGTTACAGAGGAGCAGTCCGGGCTCTTGGCCGCCTTAAAGACCAAATCCGCCGCGCTGGCGATACCGCGCAAATCCTCAAAATAATAACTGCACCCATTACTTGAAGGGGCCTTTATGGCAACTACATCGTTTGGCGTTAATGACGCCATGGCGATCAAGCTATGGAGCAAAATGCTTGCGGTCGCAGAGCGCGAGTACTTGGACATTGCTCCCTTGATCGGTGAGGGGGATAACTCGATTATCCAACTCAAAAGCGAATCCCGGAAAGGTCCGGGCGATAAGGTCACCTTTGGCCTTCGCGCTCGTCTTACTGGCGAAGGCAAAAGCGAAAGCGAAGTCGCTGAAGGCAACGGCGAATCGCTCTCGATCTATTCCGACGCCATCACAATCAACGAGCTCGGCCACGTCGTCGGCGTCCGTTCGGACAACACGATTGACGCCCAGCGCGTTCCGTTCGACCTCCGCCAGCAGAGCAAGGATGCTTTGGGCGAGTGGTGGAGCGACAGAAAGTCCATTAACTAAGTCTGGTGGACTCTAAACCGGGTGAACTCAGGGAACACCGCAGCGTGAAAGACGGCGGCAATCCTGAACCAAGCCCTTGACAGTCGGGGTTGTGGTGGTTAGAAATTCTGGTGGTTAGAAAACTCCAGGAGCCCTAATGACCAGAATCTGTAAAAAGTGCAATGAGACGAAGCCTTTAAATACGTTCCCTGTGTACAATCGAGAGAAAGGCTACCGCCGCCACGAGTGCAAAGAGTGCAACACCGAAAGGGTTGAGTCGCACCATCAGGCAAATAAGGTAGAAAGACTCCAGAAAGCGCGGGAACGGTATCAAGAGAATCCTCTTGCTGTGTGGACGCCAGAGCGGCGGCAACGGGCAAAAGAGTTAGACCGTGTAAGATACATGCGAATCAAAAATAAAGTATTTGATTTGTATGGCGATGAGTGCAGAGCTTGCGGAGAACGAGAAAGACTGTTTTTGACCATCGATCATATAAATAATGATGGGTGGAAGCTTAGAAAAGAAAACGGCTATCGTGAATTCGGCATAGGGCTGTACATAGATATCTTACGGAATGGTATGCGAGATGATCTTGAAGTGCTTTGTTATAATTGCAACTTTGGCAAACGGCAAAACGGCGGAATCCTCGTAAAGGATCGCCGAGTCGAGGGAAGGCGCAACGATCAGGGGGACCCCGTACAGCCAAGCGGCTGGAAGCGCCCGGCTCCGCGAAAGCGGATGATGATATGATCTCCTCTCATGGGAAACCATGAGCAGCTCGAAAGAGCGGTGTTCGCCCAGCGCGCGGATGCGAAGGTAAAGCAGCTTTTTCAATCAGGTTTGCGGCAATACGGCGCAGACCAACACTAAATACACGGGCCTTAACGCTACTGTCGCGCCGTCGTCGACGCGTAAGATCACGGCGGGCTCTGGCACGACTGACGACGGTCTTACTTCGTCGGACGTGTTCACTTTGAACTTGATTGATCAGGCTGTGGAACTTGCCAAAGTTGGCAACAACATGGTGCGGCCAATCCGGATTGGCGGACAGCCTAAATACGTCTGCTACTTGCATCCATATCAAGTCACCTCCATGCGCACAAACGCCTCTTCTGGGCAGTGGATGGATATTCAGAAGGCCGCAATGATGGGCGGTAAAGTCACTGACAATCCCATCTATACCGGCGCTCTGGGCGAATATAACGGGGTGATTCTCCGTTCTTCGCAGGACGTCGCAACCGGCGTCAGCGAGTCTACCAGCCTCGCCCTTACTTCCGTTCACCGCGCTGTGCTCCTTGGAGCCCAGGCTGCGATGATCGCTTACGGCCAGCAGAACAACCCCGGACAGGGGAAGTACCGCTGGAATGAGGAGCTCTTTGATCACAAACGTAAGCTGGAAGTATCCAGCTGGGCGATCTGGGGTCTTAAGAAGTCCCGCTTCAACAGCGCCGACTTTGGCACTGTCACCATCCACACCTACGCCGCAGCTTCTAGCTAAGGGAGGGCCGGAATGACTACTAACACAGCTGGCACTACCGCTCGTGAGCTGCCTACACAGCAAGTTCACTACCTTCGCAAGAAAATCACCTACGCCGATTCTGGGATTGCGACCGGGGTTAAGTTCCCGAATCCGCTCCCGAAAGGGGCGCAGATTTTGAGCGCGATGGTGAACATCACGACGGCTTTCGCGGGCGGGACGCCCATTCTCACAGTCGGCGAGAATTCGTCCACCTATAACGACATTGTGGCCGCCGCAGACGTCGCGGAAGGATCAACAGGGGCGACTACCGTCCTTCGCGGGTCTGACCTGTCGTTTGCCGCCGACACCGATGTTTACGCCATGGTCACCAACGTAGGGACAGGGACAACCGGCGAAGCCGTGATTGTCATCTCCTACGTTCCTGACAACGACGCTTAAGGGAGGGCGAGCACATGGCTACTTTAGCAGGCGTAACCGTCACCCTGACAGGCGGCGGAATCATTGGCGACGCGGCGACTGACACCGTAGGATTCTACGGCGCGACTCCCGTCGCCCAGCCCGCCACAACGGCGCAGTCTGTCGTGGCGTCAACCGCGATCACAACGGCCGTATCCACGGCCGCGACGTCTACAGCCCCCTATGGGTTTGCGACGGCCGCCCAGGGCGACGCCGTCGTTGCGGCGGTAAACAGCCTGATCGCGCGTCAGGCCGCCGTCGTGACGCTCGTCAACCAGATCAGGGCGGACCTTGTCACGCTCGGGCTGTTGAAGGGCTCGATTTGATGAAAGAGCTTCTTCTCGGCTGTGGTTCGAACCGCGAGAAAAAGCTTTACGTTGAAGGGCGGACCTCATGGTCCGCCCTGACCACGCTTGATTTTTCAGACGCGCATAAGCCTGACGTCGTTCACGACATGGCGCAACTGCCCTTGCCATTCGCCGACGATTCCTTTGACGAAATCCACGCTTACGATGTGCTGGAGCACATGGGCCAGCAAGGCGACTTTCGCTTTTTCTTCGATCAGTGGTCTGATTTCTGGCGCATCCTGCGCCCTGGCGGGCGCTTCCTGGGCGTTTCGCCCCACCGCTCTTCCCCATGGGCCTGGGGCGATCCTGGGCACACGCGCATAATCTGTCCCGAGTCGTTCCTGTTTTTGCATCAGCCCGCTTACGCCGACGTCGGAAAAACCCCGATGACGGATTACCGCTTTTGCTACAAAGCGGACTATGACCTTGAATTTTCTAATATCGCGGTAGACCAGCAGCATCGTTTTGTGTTGCGCGCCGTGAAGCCCTCTCGCTGGAGCCCCCAATGAACGACGAAGCCCTTACTGTTGAATTTGCCCAGGGCGAGCCCGCCAAATACGTTTGGCTGGCCATCCCAAGCTACACCGGCCAAGTGCACTTGGCCACTATGCGCAGCCTCCTTGTCGACGCCCTGGGCCTGATTGAGCATGGATGGCGCTTCAGCCTTATCGACGAGTCCGGAAACGCGCTGATTGCCCACTGCCGCGCCATCATGCTGGCGCAGTTCCTGGCGTCCGACGCTACAGACATCGTGATGATAGATTTTGATGTGGCGTGGGAGCAGGGCGCGCTTGTCTCCCTGTTGGAGCGCAAGGCTGACTTTGTCGCTGGCGTCTATCCTCACCGCGTCGACCCGGAGAGCTATTCCGTCCGCTGGCTTCCTGACGCTGACGGGCGCGGCCTCGTGGCGCGCAATCCAGAGACAGGTGAGCCCCAAAATGGCGGCCTTATCGAAGTTGAAGGCGTTCCGGCCGGGTTTCTCCGTCTGTCACGCAAGGCCGTGCAGGCGATCGTTGACGCAAATCCGGATCTGCGGTTTGCAAGTCCGCCGTCGCCCAATGGCGAAGCCTGGGCTGTTTTTGACTCCCATAAGGAGCCTGATCACGGGGCCTATTGGGGAGAGGATTTCTCATTCTGCAAGCGTTATCGAGATACAGGCGGTAGTGTGTGGATGGACCCGGAGCTTAAGCTGCATCATGTCGGCTACAAGACGTTTTCCGGGAAAATTGGAGACTGGCTTAAGGCCGGGAAATGGAAAACGGGAGAGTAGGCAATGAGTCACGGGGCGGGCGGTCAAGAAAATTTTAACCGCAATAAGGTTTTGGGAATGGCGGGCCTGGGCGGCGACTTTGTCGACGGGACAGCGTCATCTGGCGCGGTCACGGTCACCGGCAAAGTTGGCAAAATCACGTCAGAGAGCCTGACGACGGCCAAAGACGCCGTCTATACGCTGACTATGACCAACACAGAGATTGCGGCGGGCGATATTGTCCTGGCCTCCGTCGCTCTGGGCACGGCTACAACAGGCGTCCCTGTGCTGGGGACGGTTAAGCCAGCGGCAGGGAGCTGTGTTTTCCTCGTCCATAACAAGGACACGGGGAGCGCCGCCTTTAATGGAACGATTGTCGTTTCTTATCTGGTAGTTAAGGCGTTTGCAGCGGACAGCTAACGTGAATTGAGCTTGCGGCGGTTGTGGGAAGGGCTCCACCATTCGTAGCAGGCTCATGCGGGCGGGGTTGCGCGTGGCTCCGCCCGCGCTAGAGTCTCAAATAAGGGGGCCTTCTATGGGCGAACGCACAGTTTTCAATGCAAGTGGCCAAACGCATACGGTGCGGAGTCGCCGCGTCATTTATTACGCTGTTCTTTCGGGGACAGGATCAGCGCAACTCATGTTCCGCCCAGCGCGCGCGCCGTGGAAAGACGCTGACATATGGCTTCCTGCTGACGTGGCCAAAACAGCAACCATGCTAAACGCAAGCGTTAGTGATCTTGGCGTTTTAGACGCTGGCGCGGAAATGGAATGGCGTGTTGACGTCGTTGTGACCACAGGAACCGTGACTATTGACTTTTTCCCTGTCGTTTCTGGCGGTTAAGAATGTCCGGGGGTAAAGCACATGTCTGTTGCGCATGCTTTTGTGGGAAACGCCGTTCATGCGCCTGCACGGAGCGTTATCCTAGAAGGCTTCCGGGGATCGTCCACAGGGGGCGAGCAGTCATCTTGGCTTGGGCCTATCCTGGGAGCGCTTACCGCCATTAACTCTTCGCATATAGCCTCTTCTGCGACCCTGGCGACGGTAACGGGCGCGCTGACCGTGGCGGACGGCCTGCAGGCGGCTTCTTCTGCGACCCTGGCGACGGTAACGGGCGCGCTGACCGTGGCGGACGGCCTGCAGGCGGCTTCTTCTGCGACCCTGGCGACGGTAACGGGCGCGTTTACAGGGACTGCCGCCGCTGGGAGCGTCCTGACGTATATTGGCAAAAGCCAATCACTTGCCGTTTTGCCGATATCCATCGCCGACGTCGCCATTGGGACACCTTCAGCGGACAGAATATTAATAATTACAGTAGTTTACCATGGCGCTCGCCCCCCAAATCCTTCTCTTACGGTTGGGGGGACGTCAGCCACCCTTAGAGCTCATGGGGGGGACACCTGGAATTATCCAGCAATATTCACCATCCCATATCCTAGCGGCGCGACGGCGACACTAGCCATAGGGGACACGGGGAGCACTCAAGTAACTGATGTTTATGTTTACGCGGCTACTGGGCTAGCCTCAGAAATTCCTCACGCCTCTGTGGCGGGAGAGGCCCCGCCGTATAACTTAAATGTGCCAGCCAATGGCATAGTTGTTGGTGGCGCGTCTGCGTTTGAGGTAACAGGGTTATTGATCACTGGCGATATAGCGCTCACCACAGACGACTCATCCATCACAACAAACGGGTCTAGCTGGGGCGTCTACGCCGGACACGCTACGGGCCTATCTGCAAACGCCGCTGCGTCTATCACGAGCGCGGGCCTGTACAAGGGGATAGCCGCCGCGTCGTGGGCGGCGGCGTAACCGCCCACAGAGCATAATGGAATAATACTCTAAGGAAATACACATATGGCTATTCAACTATCGACAGTTCTTAGAACCGCTATGGCTGCAACCTATGAGGTTACTATAGGGACGTCGCCTTATCTGAAAATTTATTCTGGTTCACCCCCCGCCAACTGCGCGGCGGCGGCGTCGGGCACGCTGCTCGCAGATATCGCGCTCCCCTCTGATTGGCTCGCCACGGCGTCGGCGGGGGCCGTAGCGATGGCCGGGACGTGGGCGGGGGCTGGCGCGGCGCCAGGGACGGCGGGCCATTATCGCATAACGGACACGGCCGGAACCACATGCCACGAGCAAGGAACCGTTACAGCCACAGGCGGCGGAGGAGACATGACTATTGATAATGTCTCGATAGCCTCCGGGCAGGCTATCACTGTAACAGCCTACGGGCGCACAATGCCCAACGCATAAACCGCATACAGCGGGGGGTTAAAGATGGCTGGCACAAGAACTCTCGCGACCATGCGGGCGCGCATAGCGTCAGAGATTCGAAGAAGCACTATCAACGCACAAATAGACCTAGCTATTATGGACGCAATAGACGTCCATAATAGTGACAGGTTTTGGTTTAACGAGTCGCGGGATGTTGTCTTTTGGACAACAGCTATGAAAGAATTCTATACGGCGACAGACGTTCCCTCGCTCGGGACGTTGATGAAAATTGACTTTGTCTTTTTATACGTCGGCAACACGCCCTTTGAGCTCCGTCAAAGCCCCCAAATCAGGCTGGAGAGCGCTTCCCAAAACGGCACCATGTCAGGACAGCCTGGGGAATTTGGGTGGTATGACGAAACCCTTAGGCTTTACCCGATTCCCACTGACATCTGGAAAGTCCGCGCGGGGGTTGTTGAGAACCGCCCAGCCCCCGCGTCGGACACAGAGATTGATAATGTTTGGATGAATGAGGCTGAACGCCTCATCCGCTCGCGCGCGAAACTGGAGCTCGCGCTGCACGTAATTTATGACAGCGCGCTTGAACAGCGCATGCAATCGGCGATCGCTGACGCCTTCGCCAATCTCAAAACGCTGACGACGCGTAAAACCAAGACGCGTAAGTCACGCGTCGACGCTATGGGGTTCTAGCACATGGCGAAAATGATACCCTTTGCCCAGTACATGCCAGACCTCAGCAATCTGAACTCTGGCGCGTCCGGATACATCAAAAACGTGCTCCCTACGGCGGACGGATACGCCCCATTCAAGAGCTGGACAGGATACGCCGCCGCGTTGACGGGCCCCTGTCGCGGATGTTTTTTCGCGCACAAATCAGACAATTCCGTTGTGATTTTCGCGGCTACGTCAACGCGCGTTTATACGTTGAACAACACGAACTTAACGTGGGTTGACGTATCCAAGGGCGGGGCCGCCTATTCCGCTGTGTCCGGCTCTGCGCAATGGCAATTCGCGCAGTTCAATAATTTCGTCATTGCGGTTCAAGCAAACGCCGTTCCCCAAGTGTTCGACCTGTCGTCGTCAACCGCATTCGCAGACCTTGCCGGGAGCCCTCCCCAGGCCGCCTATATCGCGATTGTTAACCGTTTTGTTGTGCTGTCGGGCCTGCTTTCCTATCCCTACCGCATTCAGTGGAGCGCGCTTAATGATGTGACGGGGTGGACGCCTGCGCTTGATTATTCCGACTATCAGGACTTTCCAGACGGCGGCGTCGTGCGCGGCGTCGTTGGCGGAGAAATGGGAATCGTGTGCCAGGATTCCGCTATGCGGCGCATGATCTTTTCGCCAGGATCAGACATTGTTTTCCAAATTGACCGTTTGGCCAAAGATCGCGGGGCGCTAGCCCCCTATTCCTTGGTCACCGCTGGCGAGCGCATGTTCCTGTTATCCGCCCAGGGATTTGTGCAAACGGACGCCACGGGGCAGCTTACGCCGATTGGGACGCAACGAGTCGATAAGACGTTTTTCGCCGACTATGACGACAGCCACCCAGAATTGATGATTGGCGTGTCGGACCCGACAGCCAATCAAGTCATCTGGGCGTACAGATCGAAGGCGGGCGGAACGGCGGGGACGTTTGACAAGCTCCTCTGTTATAACTGGTTGCTGGATAAGTGGACGCCGATTGATATGGTGGGGCAATTTATCTCATCCCTGGCAAAGCCGGGGATGACGTTAGAAGGGCTCGACGCCGTGTCCGCCAGCATTGACGCCCTGCCATTTACACTTGACTCCG